CCACGGTTCCTCAACGCGAAGTCATACACTTCCTTATCGTTGTCGGCGAACATGATGAGTTGGTTGGCCTCACTGGTTTTGGCCCCGGTCTCAAATTCTACACTGCCGTATGCCTCAGCAAGCATCCTTCGTATGATAGATCTAAGTCTCATGTGTCTAAATAGATGCAGTAATTGGCAGGAACATTAGGGCAAAAGAAGAAGCCCCGTTGCCGGGGCTCCCTCTAGTCTTGCCGTTCAGCTTTCGCTTAGTAGGTGTTGATGTTGTCGATGTACACGACTCCGTAGAACCTGTTGTTCACCATCTTCTTCGCGTAGCGAGTCATGATGCCCTTGCGGGGAGTGAAGTCATTCGGGTCGTAGATCGTCTGGGTCAGTTGCAGCGGGATGTACGGTGCGTAGATGTAACCAGCCTCAAGGAAGGTGTTACCCTTGTGTCCGAGGAGGACGATCTGCGCAGGGAGGTACGGGTCCTTGTAGACCACATAGCGGCTACCCAACTGTCCGATCTTTTCGATTCCGAGGTTGTACTTCTCGTTCTCAGGAGAAGCGCTACCGTCAACATGGAAGTACTCCAAGTCGTCGAAGATGGCACCGGCCTCAGCGGAGCACACGATCCAGTTCGCACCGCCTCTCAGCGTAGCCTTGTGGATCTGGGCGCTCAACTCGTTCACACGAGTGATGAGGGTCTGGTTCCAGTCTTTCTGCGTACCGAAGAAGTTCGCGTTGTTCTGCAAACCTTGGTAGTCCCAACGAGCGCGGAACGGTGCGCCGTTGATGAGGTCCGTGAGGATCTCGCGGTCGATCTCAGCAGCAACGTGCTCGGAGAGAAGAGCCGTAAGCTCAGCCTCAGCGTCGATGCTGTGGTAGGCCTCAAGGTCTTGGGCCAATTCAGGCGTCCAGTGAGCACGCAGCTTTCTGGTGATGGTGTTGACCGTCACACTGGAAAAGCGGATGCTGATCTCAGACATCTCACCCTTCGCTTCGAGGTCGTTGAAGACTTCGAAGGCAGGGGTCACCGTCAACGTGTACGATGCGCCGAACGAGCCGGAGCCGTTGTTCAACATCGAGGCGTTGAAATCAGAGCCGTATACGCTGGCAGGGCGCAGGTCAAGAACCACGTTGGCCGTGGAGCTTGCATATTGGTCGAGTCCCCATGACTGGATGTTGGAGTAGAATGGGATGTTTCCACCCGCAGCTACCACCAAGATGTTGGATGAACCAGCGCTGTAGTAGATGGCCGTTCCAGCGGAGAACCTCAGCGTAGCTGAAGACTGTTGCTTGGACGTTTCAAAACCGGTGAGCGTGAACGCTCCGGGATCGTAAACACCACCCGTGAAGTTGTCGACGGTCATGGTCTTGGCGGTGCCAAGAGCCGTCTCACCCGTGCCGAACGACAAGTCGAAGCCACGGTTGTTATAGAAACGCTCGTAGGCAGTCGTGTCAGCGAAGGTCGGGCCGCCTTGGTTGTTGGCCGTGTTCTTCGGGTTCACCTTGCTTGCACGTGCGACTTCCTGAGCACGCGTGATGGGCGTGTCGAACGTGTTGTCCGAACCGTTCCATGACACTCTCGCGTCCATGTAGAACAACAGACCAGTCGGGAGAGCCAAAGGCTGCACCGAGACCAGTTCATTGGCCAACAGACGTGAGAATACACGACGAACGATGGGGAATGCCACCGTGTCGAAGCGACCAGCCGAAGCGTCGAGGGTCACCTCATTCAGCATCGAGGCAGCCTGTGATTCCAGCAACTGCGCGATGTTCGACTTCTTGGGGCCCTTCAGACCCTTCAGCAGTCCGGACTCTTCCCAGTTCGCGACGATAGCGTTACGCTGCTCGGCGAGGTTCTTTAGGGTGGTCAGTCCGACCTTACCTGTTCTTAAAAGTTCCATAGTTGATATTCTGTTTTACTCTGAGTTTATCCGATCAGTGAGTCGGGGTCTGGGCCATCGATGCCTGCCAATCTCTTGGCACGCTTTACTTCGGCACTTTCGTAAATAGCTTCGGTTTTCGGTTTCACTACCGGAATGATAGAAGACTTGATCACTCCTTTGTCTTGAGTGGTCTTGTTCTCGCTCATAATCTCCTTGTAGATCTTGGCAGCTTCCTCCGCGTCACGAGCAGCTTCGAAGCGCTCAGAGATGCGTTGCTTTTCCTTTTCCGTCCACACGCCATTCATGGTAGCGCGGTAAGCGAAAGAGAGTTTCTTGCTGAAGTCTTGGACTTCATGCACGTGCTCCCTTAGCTCGATGAAGGCGGTCTTATACTCGCCTATCTGACCCTTCAAACTAGCGTTTTCCTTTTTTAGCTCGGCGATGCTCGCCTCATATTGAGCCTTGTTCTGATCAGTACTTTCATTCACTTTTGCACCGGTACGGGTACGGTTCTTCACCGCGACCGCTGGGGCCGTGTGAGGACCTGCCGTCCTGTTGAGGGTATGGGACTGGCCCATAGCCTTTACTTCGTCCATGACCGCCTCGTCCTCTTCGAGTTCGAGTTCGACCAATTCCTCATCCTCGGTCAATTCCACCACCTCTTCCATTGCTGGAGCAGGTGCTGGCGCTGGAGCGGGGGCCGCTGCTGCGGGAGCGGGTGCTCCAGTCTCATCATCAACGATGTCAACGCCATCACCACTGGCGGCATCACCACCGGTAGCTTGTGCGATCATCTGATTGATGATGTCAGCGAGTTGCTGTGCGAGGTCTCCCCCTTGAGCCGGGGCGGCTTCTGGGGCGGCAGCGGGTGCCGGAGTCGCCTCAGGCGCTGGCGCAGCAGGAGTGTTCTGGTCCATGTCAGGTTGTGGGTTATCTGCCTCAGCAGCGATTTCTATAGGATCTTCGTCAGAGGTGATCTCTATCTCTTCGTCATCGGAAGCGGCGTCCACCACAGTGGTGTCGGCAGCCGGGGTCGATACGACAGGCGCGGCGTCAACCGGCTTTTGCGTTACAGCATCAACAGGCGCTGCACCTTCCTCGCCCTCTTCTTTTTCCTTGTATTCGTTCTTGATGGATCCATCATCATCGATGGTCACCTTTTGGGTGTCGGTCTCAACCTTGATCATCTCGTTGATGGGCTCAACGGACTCGGTTTTGGCGTCAACAGCATCAGCCGTTTCCTCCTTCTGCACCTCATCGATGGCCTCTTCGATCATCTTGTTGATCCTCTCTTCACTCTCTCTCAGAATGTTGTCCTGAGCAAGCTTCACGATGGAATCGAATTCCAGTTTGGCTCTGTTGATAGCGTCCTTACTGCTCATACCGATTTCGTCGATTTTCAATAAATAAGGGTCAAAACTGCTTTTCCGGTTCAGTTACAGGTTTTTCCAGAAATTGTTACCCTGTAGTTCTTTGAGGTCTGCGTACTTGGCCATCATGGCCACGTGCTTGTCGTCTCCGACCTTCAATGGGCGCATGAGCTTTGACTCGCGGAACAGCCATGCACCGGGCGTGGATGGTGAAGACACGAAGTCGAATGCGATGAGTTCAAAGTCCTCCTGAACAACAGCTTTGTCACCATGTTCTTTCACTGACCCGACACCACGGCTTGAGATACCCAATTGGATGCCCGACTTGAGCAGCCCCTTGAGTATGTTTCCGGATGGTGTCTCAGCTATCTGGACCTTGCCATATAGCGTATCGCCTTCCCACCATAGCTCGGTGACCTTGTGCGATACGTTCGATAGTGATACGATAGCGGAGTTTCCGGTCCAATGCGCCTTGCCATTACGCATGGTGTAGAAATTGCCGTTCTTGACACGCACACAGTAAACACGATCATCATAGTCAACCTTTTCAATCGTCATCATTCTCTTGTCGAGATATATGTAATCAGTCGATGATAGGTTCAGATTGTATTGCTTGACCGAGCTTTCCGCATTGATCACGCGTGCTACCTTTTGTTTGATGATCACAAGCGACAGTGTACCATCGCCATTATCGACCTCCTGCTCGACCTGTTTCCACTCATTGATCACACGGTCCTTCGGCTGCCATTCGCTTATGTTACCGCAACCGCCGATCTTCAACAGGATCTCATGCAGGTCGTGGATCAGGCGTTCAGATGTTGAGAACACGGATTTCTTCGTCCATTCTCCATTTTGCCCCTGCCTCACATTCCTGCCGTCGCCCTTCATGAAGGCATCGAAGAGGATTTTCAGCAAGCGAGGCGAAGCTTGCTTCATCTCTTCTGGGATGTACTTGTTGTGGGAGTTGCCGAGCGCGTACAGGTAAGAATGTAGGCGCAAGTCCGTAAAGACAAAGTCTACTTTTCCATCGCCATAATCCACAATGCGCTTATCAAATGGCAACCTGTCGAACAAGGCTTTTATCTCTGTTTTGGTACTCTCTTTTTTCTGAGTGATCTTGGAGATATACTGTCTTCCTTGCTTGAAGTCTCCTCCATCTACACCAGATGAGGTTCCTTCCGACAAGTACCACCCCATGAACTCGAACCAATCTTCCGCCTTTACGGATATGGATTCATCACACTTATCTGAGAACCATGTCGGCGGAAAATTGCTGTGTGGTTTAACAGAAGGGATGGTGAAGGCGTCCATTTCCTCGCCTACCCACTCTCCCTTCTTCGGGATCTTCCACTTGTTGTCGCGATAGTCGAACAGTTCAGCGGCAGTCTTGTAGAAGCGCTTGCCACGTCTGTCCTCGATAAGAAATCGATGGTTCGGTGTAACCATCTGATCGATGTTCTTTCCTTTGAAGTGGAACATCTCTCCTTTGTAAGGAGTATCGATTTTCTTTTCGATCTTCTGGTACTCGATCTGGCTGGTGTCGACGTTCAATGTGGCAACGACCTCATCATCGGAAACATCCTTCCAAAATTTCCATCCATGTGATGTAAGTATCTGAGAATCAGGACTTTGGCAGTCTGGGTGGTCAAGCTCGCCTGTGGCGATGTTCTTGCGGACGGACTCCATGTACTTGTTAACCTCGCGTTCCAGTATCTCACGGGGATACACACGACCATTGCGATTGAGCACGTTGGCCTTTTGCATGATGCCCTGCATGATGATGGGCTGGAAGTTCTTTTCAGCCTCCATGATCATCTCGCGCGATGCGCCGAATTCGTAGAACTCGCTGATGATGTACTTGTCGGAGTCACCAATCACGTTCTTGGCCATGCCGTCGTCAACAAAAATGTTCATGCACTATAGCTTTCCTCTAAATAGAAAGGAAAAGACCCCATTGACGGGGCCTTCATGCACGCGGGGCTATGTTGGGACTACATCAGCGGTTGGACCGCCGTACTTCGAAGCCACGTTGTTCCGTCATGAGATCACTGCTGACGAACGCCTCGGCCACTCTCAACGCTGATGCGTACAGTTCGTTTTCCTTCTTCGCCACCAGAGGTATTCCAGCGCCACGGATGTTCCTCGTGTGCAGGTACAACTCCACGTTGACGTAGTTGCGCTTCTCGTTGTAGTTGAAGTTCTCCGGCAGGTTCACGATGAAGATGTTGTTGACCTTGTTGGGGAACATCGTGTCATTGGAGAGATGAGCATCATTGATCCTGTCGTAGCACTCAATGATCTCGTTGTGCAATACAGTGCGCGCGTTCAGCGTCTCACTTATCGGCTTGGTCCAGAAGCCCATCGATATGTATATCGTATTGGGAGAATCGCGACGTTCCATGGCCCCTATCTGTACGGCGACCCTGTCGTTCGACAACTCTTCTTTCTTGACCTTGATATCCCTCGCTGACCTTGCCATGCTTATGCGTTTGTAAAATATACGAACAAACGCCTCCGCAACCAAGTCAGCGCTCCATCAAAGCCTTCTTCAATTCGAAACAAGACATGATGTACTCATCGCTCATCATCTTGTCCTCACCGACCTGCTTGTCCACTTTTTGCCTGAATGACTCCAGTATCACCACATCTTCCCTGCTCTTGGAGGCTGCTATCTTCTCCTCGATGAGCTTGATGAGGTCCTCGCGCAGTTTGATCACACCCTCGTGCTTCTCCTTGTGCTCGCTGATCATCATCTTGAACAGATCTCTTTCAGCCGGGTCCAACGCCTCAAAGCGTTCGTTGAAATACCCCAACGCGTTCTGTGTGATGTACTTCCAGAACCTGTTGGCCTTGGGGCGCTCCTTCTCCTCATTCATCTCCGTGGCCTCCACTTTGCGTGTGAGGTGCTCTATCAAGGCGCCATAGGCCTTTACGTCGGCGTCGATGTTGGTGAATCTCTTGTTGAGCTTCGACTCGATGATGGTGTTGATGTTCTCGAACAACTCCTCATTGCCCTTGCTGGCCATGACGGTGCATTGATCGGGGCCTCCCAAGAGGCTCTGACGCAATTTTGCGTTCTGTTCCATGAGGTCCTCCCACTGTACGTCCCTGAGGGCTTGGAGGTTCTGTTCGATGAACCGCTCAGCCAGACGCGTGTGCTCAAAAGGCTTTGTCTTCTCGAAGTTCTTGTAAACGAGGAACTGCTTCTTCAGCACCGGGCTGGTCCGCACGCTCTCCATGAAATCCACCAATGTGGACTTCTTGTTCTCTTGGGCCAATTCGATGGCCGCCTTCTTGGTGATCGTGTCCTTCAGTGCTCCGAAGTTGAGGGTAGTCTTCATTGGTGCTCGTCTTTCCCATAAATAGCACAGGCTTTCAACAGGTTACATACATGCTGTTTTGTCAGTGTAAAGTGTTATATTTGTACCTCACAAATACCCTACACTTATGTTACAGGAGATAGCCAGTCTAAATCTGGGAAAGTACCGCCTCGTAAGAGCAACGGCCGCTGACACCAAAGTCAGCCAAGTGGACCAGCCGATCAAACAGGTCCACCACATCTTCATCCTTGATTGTTCGGGGTCGATGTACCATCAGCTTGGTCAGATCAGGACCGACCTGTACAACAAGATCTCGACGCTCATGAAGCCCGAGGACTCCGTCACCATCATCTGGTTCTCCTCACGGGGCGAATTCGGTGTGCTCGTGGAGGATTTCCGGTTGAAGTCGGACGCCAGCCTCAACAAGCTGCGTGATGTCATCGAGCGGGAGCTACGCCCTCGTGGGCTGACAGCCTTCAAGGACCCCCTCGTGGAGGCCAAGAAGATCATCGCCCGTACGAGCGAGAAGAACAAGGACTTGGTCCATTCGCTCTTCTTCCTCACCGATGGTCATGACAACCAGTACTCGGAGAAGGAGATCATCGCATCCATCAGCGAGTTGAAGCCTCTATTGGTGAGCGCTGCCATCGTTGAATATGGCTACTACTGCAACCGCAGACTGCTCAGCGACATGAGCATGGAAGTCGGTGGAGTCCACGTGTTCTCTTCGGATTTTCAGGACTATGAGCCCTACCTGAAGAAACAGTTCGAACAAAGTGTTCGCTCGGAGCGCAAGAAGGTCCAGTTCGGCAAGGTCCACGGGGACATCGTCTTCGCCCGTAGTGGAGATGCTGCCATCGTTTACAAGGTCGGTGATGACGGGAACGCCTTCATCGACGTGGATGCCGGAGACATCTTCTATCTGGACACCCCGGTAGCGTCCAAGGGCATCGAGGACGCAGAGCGACTGTCGCGCACAAGCGCGGCGCGCATCGTCCAAGAGGTAGAGCAAGGCAACGCTGACCCCGAGCACATCGCCTTGGTACAAGGCGCATACGTGGCGATGTTCGCCTTCTCCAGAAAAAGCGACTACGCCACCATCAGCGACATTCTGCGCACGGTTGGTGACGCCTATTTCATCCGCAAGAAGGCCAACACCTTCGGCACCCAGAAGATCAACGAGTTGGAAGCGGAGTTCTTACAGGCCGCCAATGACGCGAACTCCATGTTCGTGGAGGGCTACAACCCGAAGTTGGAGCCCAAGGAAGACGCCTATTGTGTTATGGACATGATTGATGACCTGATGGAGCATGAGGACAACCTGTGGTACCCATTGGACCCGGCTTTTTCCTACCAGCGTATCGGTCGCAAGGCCGTACTGGCGGGCAAGAAGGCCTCAAAGGAGGACAAGGACGCCATCAAGCTCCTTATCGAGAAGAACAACACCGCTGGCGCCATCCAGAAGCTGCAAGAGCTTGAGGAACCAAGTGCGCTGAAGTTCGAGTACAAGGACAAGGCCAAGGGCCATCCCATCTACAACCTCGTGTGGAACAACTCGCGCGCCAACCTGTCGGTCCAAGTGTTGTTCGAGGGAACCGTGGAGCTTCCTGACAACACTCTCGGGTTGCCAAAAGTCTTTGATACGAAGCGCTTCAGGAACTTCACCATCATCAAGGACGGTATCATCAACACCTACCGCCTGCCTGTGTCGCTCAACAAGGCGACCTTCGACAAGCTCCAGAAGAACGACCTCTTGCAGGGTGAGACCTACGAGGAAGGCAAGATGTACATCCTCGACTTCTCTTCCCTTCCGGTGATCAACCAGAAGATGGTGAGCCAAGTGAGCGCCAAAGAGTTGTTCCAGAACCAGTTCAAACTGGCGAAGCTACAGGCGCGGAACACGGTGTTCAATCACCTGAAGAAGGCTTATTTCGACAATGTGTCGATCGATTTCGCCGCCAAGTATGGCGAGGAGGCCGCAGCGTGGCTGAAGGAGTTGGGCATCACACCGAACGGGTTCGCTCCGCGTGTCACGCTTGAGCCATCCACGGAGGAAGCGCTCGTGAACACCTTGGAGGTGAAGATCGACAAGATGACCATCCCCAACACAAAGAAGGACTTCGAAGCCATCATGACGAAGATGGACAAGGGCATGGGCCTGACCCCTCGTGAGAAACTGTTGGAGGGACCCATCAAGGAGTTCAAGGCGTTCGAGAAGCTCAATGATGGCCTGAAGGATGAAGACCGCAAGATGATCATCGAGAAGTGGCTCACCGCGCGCAGCGCCGACATCCGCAAGGAGAAATCCAAGCTCATGAACGACATCTCGCGCACGAAGTTCGCCACCATCGTAGGCAAATCATGGTTCAGTGATCTTGATGGCCGCGATGACAAGGAAATGCTGTTGGAGATCGAGGGTGAAGAGCGCAAGTTCATCATCGAGGACAAACTGGAGACCATCAAGGTCTGACAATGCTGGGTGCGAAATGAGAAGGGGGACCCGTAAGTCCCCCTTCTTGTTGTGTCCGACGATCAGGCTTTTCCTTCGATGGCATCCATGTACTTGTCCACTTGGTCGTCGATGTCCACGGGCGCGCTCTTTTGTGACATGATAGACTTGTAGAATTCGACCCGGCCAAGGTTGACCGCCCCGATGTTGTACCTGTCCTTGACGAACTCGTGCAAGTTGTTGGCCAAGTCGGTCCGGAGTTGCTCGTTGTTGATCACGGATTTTATGGCCTTGTACCAACCCTTGCGATCATCATCCTTGTTCACCAATATGCCAGTGACTCCATCCTCGATGAGTTCCCGGTAGATGCCGAAATCCTGAGCGATGAGCACCTTCTTCTTCATGCCGCTCTCGATGATCTTCAGTTCACTCTTGCACTTGTTGAACATGTTCTCCTTGTAGGACATCGGACCGGGAGCGCCCGTCTTGGGGTTCGTAGGTCCACGATGCTCATAAACCTCAGCGAGAGGCGCCAAGCATACATCGCAGTAGTCGTAGTGCTTACCGTATTGGGTCAGCGGTAATGTCCACCTGCGAACGTAGTTCTTGTCGTACATGCCGGGATAGACCTTGTTCTCTATCTTCTGTAGCCACTCTCTGTACTCTTTGTCATCGACAAGTTGGTAGTTGTTGGTGAATATCTTCTCGAAATCGATCCATACGGTCTCATCCTTCTCGATGGCCCGCACGCGCTTGTTGTTGTTCTGATCTATCTCGGTGATGGACCCGCGCGTATCGAACCCGCACATGATGAACTGGAACTTTCCTTTGAGCGTATTGTCGTTGGAGAGCATGGCCATCGAGTCGCTGACCTTCTTCAGGTCATGCAGGTGAGAACTCCCTCCTATCCATGAAACACGAACGCGTCCATGTGGGTCCGGAGCCGCCGTGGAACTCCACATTTGCTCATCCATGTTGAGCGCATTTGGAATGATGCTGACGTTGGGATTGATCTTCCTTATTTCGTTGGCGAAGATGTCGGTGGTGCAGGTGATCATGTCAGCCAACCGAATGTTGTTCTCTATCTTCTTGTCCATCTTCTCCGACACGATGATGGGGTAAAGATGGTGGGTCGATGGTGGCATCCAGTAATCGTCGATGTCCAAGATCAACGTCACGCCACGCTCCTTCAATGCCTTGAAGACCTTCTCGGACGTCTCGTACGGCCCGAGCATCCTGTGGAAGTGGATGATGTCGTACTTGGCGAGTTCATTGATGTTCTCCACGTTCGGGCTCGCATCAATGTGTACCTCGAACTCATCAGAGTGATTGCGCTTGAGGTGTTGTGCTGGCCAGATAGACCTGAAGTGCCCAACTCCGGCACGATCGCTAGGACAAAATAATACCTTAATCTTTGATTGCATCGATCAGTTCTGTTATGTAGTTCTTGTTCTTCTTGTACTCTGAGTCCCACACGCAGATGACCCTGTAGCCTGCCGACTCGGCAGCCGACTTCTTGCGTGCGTCGTGTGCCCATATCTCATGTGCATACAGTAACTTCTTTTTGTTAACATAGTCCGGCGCGTACTGCTTTGGATTGCAATGCCAGTAGTCGTCATGGAACTCCACTATCACTTTGCGGTCGGGTATCATGAGGTCGTACTTGAGCGACCCAATGCGGAACTGCGATTCCACCACCAGTCCGTGCGCCTCCAGCGCCGCCTTAAGCTGCTTCTCTTCCTTGGACACTGGCGCAGTGGCCAGTTTCCCGTTAGCCTGATTCGCTGTCGCGTTCTTACGCTGTATCTCTCTCAGGAAGTCGAGGTCGCCGCTGGCATACTTCTTCTTCAGTTGCGATGACACCTTAGCGCGGTGTTCCGCCTTGGCCATGGAATTATTCTCACCCACGCCTTTACCTATGCGGTTTTTGGACACCTTTGCCTTGGACGTAGTGGAGTGCTTCTTCCCAAAGAATCCGTTGTTCTTACCTTTTCGACTACAGTGCTTGCACTGCAAGGTGCTCCTCATGTTTCTAATGAGGACGCACTTCTCCTTCGCGGTCTGATTTACCTCAGTGCGACATGATTTACATAGGCGAGTTCCACACCACCTCCCGTCCACCTCGTGGACACGGTACAGTAATTCTTCCCCGCGTATCTGTGCTTGCGTACGTCGCATCACAGAAAACATAAACCCGGACCCACCACAAAACAAATCGGGCCCTTTTCAGGGCCCGATGAAATGCAGAACGCGCTAGGGGACGCGAACTACATCAGTTTCCAGACTTGAACTCCTTGACGCTCTTCTGTGCGTAAGACTCCGGAATGAACCCTTCGTCTATGGCGACGCCGGTCTCGAACCCATATTCATTGTCATAGTTCTGATCGATGGACACGAATCCGCGCTTGGACTGAGCGTCCAACATCTTGGTCATCTGCGTGGTGCAGAGACAGAACTGGTTCGGTTGAAGGATGACGCCTACCGATCCATTGCTGGCGGTGGCTACGGCGACCTTCGTGGGGACAGTCTGTCGATTGGTTACTTTCCAGTACATGCTCATATGATTACAAATTTAGTGTTTTCTCTCTTTCCATGCAAATCAGCGTGACGGACGGTAGTTGTCGCTGATGATGTAATGTTGGTCCTTGTAGGAATAGTGGGTGAAGTCACCGGTCTTCCTGAGGAACTTGACGTCTTTCACGCTATTGCCCATCATAAAGGCCTCATAGACAGGCGCTGGCAATCCAGATGGCTCACTGAGCATCATGTCTCCCTTGGCGTCCTGAGCCACTTTCTCATCATGGGCCTTGGCCAACAGGTCTATCGTGACCTTCTTGACCACATCCTCCACGTTCACCGCGCTCTTGACATAGGCCTCGATCTCCGAGGCGCTGGGCCCCACGCTGTTGCTGGGTCCGTTCGGATTGGCATCCTTGTAAGGGTTATCCTTGAACTCTCCGCTGGTGGAGACATCCACGTGGTCCACTTGAGATGATGGGGTGAAAACAGAGGTGCCATTGGCATAGTCGAAGGTTATATCCCCCGCCTTCTCGAACTTGATGATGTAGACCTCAGCCTTTGAACATCCTTTGCTCTTCCAAAGGTCCAACATGCTGCTTTTCTCATCAATGTTGTCCATTGACCTGAAGGGCTTGTTGGAGAGGTTCTCGCCGTTCTCGGTGATGTCGTTGAGTTCCATCACCACCAGTTTCTCCGCCTCTACGTTCCTGAGCACATCCGGTAGTTCAGGGGTGAAGACCTTCGGCGGGTATGCCTGACCAGTCGGTTCAGCGCCAGCCTCCAAGGCTGGTTCTACAGCCACGGCGACAGGGGTTGTCATCATGGTGTCCTGCTCTTCCTCGTAGGGAAAGGAGTTGGTCGCTGGAAGTGCCTCTCCCTCCGGTATCAGTTCCTCAGGAAGCGACTTCATACGCCTGTATTCATCCTTCAGTTTCTGCTTGATGGACTCCATGACGGAATCATCGAAGATGTCGTTCAAACCACTCTTGCGTATCTGATCGGCAATGATGGTGCCTAGTTGGTCGTCGCTGATCTTCATTCCGGACTTTTCAATAAATAGACCGTTTTGTCATGGAGTATCCCATATTTAGATGCAACAGGGATCATCGAATGTCGAAACATAGAAGCCGAGCGAAGGAAAAGCGGTCAGTCAAGCAGCAGTTTGAGGATGAGCAACTTGATAACATCGTCAGATCAGCCGAACAGAAGGAGGACGACTTCAAAGCTGACATCATCAACCGCATCTCCATCAACAAGGAGATCAAGTACAAGAACTCCAAACAGAAGGATCTCGTGAAGTCCATACACGCGAACCAGATAGTGTTCGTAAAAGGCGCAGCGGGTACGGGCAAGGCTCAACCTCTTGAGGAGCCGATTCTCACTCCACAAGGCTTTGTGCCAATGGGGTCTCTCAATGTGGGTGATGAAGTAATATCTGTAGATGGTACGGCCACGAAGATCATCGGCGTATTTCCTCAGGGAGTCAAGCCGATATACCGTGTTGACTTTTCTGACGGAACACACACTGAATGCTGTGCTGAACATTTGTGGTCAACTCAAACAGAACTGGACAGAAGCGCAAGAAAGAAGAAGAACGGCATTGCCTACCCGAGTCCAAGACCAGCTACGGTTAAAAGCACCACGGATATCATGCGGACTTTATATGGGCATGATGGTCGATTGAATCACTCTATTCCTCTTTGCGATCCAGTTGAATTCAGTAAGCGTAATGTACCAATTGACCCATACACCATGGGTATTCTTTTAGGTGATGGTTGTATCAAATACGGAGGAGTGACGCTGTCGACAATTGATGACGAAATCCTAGAATCAGTACAGTCCACTCTTCATTCTGGTGTTAGTCTTAAGCATAAAGAAGGCTGCGACTACGCATTGTCAACAGGAAAGAAAAGTGGTGCGCACGGTAGAAACTACATACGCAATGCAATAGTCGAATATGGATTGAACGGATGTGGCTCAAAGGACAAGTTTATTCCGGATGATTATCTGTACAATAACGTGTATAACAGGCAGTTATTGTTGCAAGGATTGATGGATTCTGATGGAACATGTGACAAGAACGGTGTCTCTTCTTTCTCGTCCACATCAATCAAATTGGCCAATGGAATAAGCACTTTAGTGCGATCACTCGGAGGTATTGCCTGCACTACAACTAAGGTTCCAAAATACAGAAACAAGAATGGCGATGTTGTGGAAGGAGAGTCGTCATACATCGTAACCATCAACTTTTACAGTGATGAAATAAAACCGTTCAAGCTCTCGCGAAAGTCTTCTCGTTATCACGCAAAGAAGCACTATTACAGAAAGTTCATATCGAACGTAACGTTGATTGGCGAAAAGGAGGCTCAATGTATAATGGTTGACCATCCTTCATCGCTTTATCTGACTAGGGATTTCATTGTGACACACAACACGTTCATGGCGCTCAAGGCGGCACTGGAGGTGCTCAAGGACAATACCGCTGGCATCAACAAGATCATGCTCACCAAGCCCATCGTTGAGGCGGGCGAGTCCATCGGATTCCTGCCCGGTGGGATAGAGGAAAAGACGGACCCCTACATGAAGTCGTTCATCGACAACATACAGGAGTTGATCGGCAAGGTGGCCACACGTGACTTCATCGCCAACGGGATCATCGAGTCGGTGCCCCTGCCCTACATAAGGGGCAACACGTTCCGCAGGTCCATATCCATTCTGGATGAAGCCCAGAACACCACCATGATAGCTATGAAGCTGTTCCTGTCCCGCATAGGACAAGGTTCCAAGATGATCATTATCGGTGACAGCGACCAGTCTGACCTTATGTTGCGAGGCAATGATCAGCATGGTCTCAGTGATGCCTTCACGCGGTTCAAAGGAGTGCCCGGCGTGGACTTCTTCGAATTCACAGAGGATGACATCGTACGCAGCGACATTCTCATCGCGCTCATGAAGTGCTACAAGAAGTGATTCCTGTTTCGGGAAATGGCAGGTATTTATGTGAAATATCGTACCATGAACCAAGACGGCTTGATCAATCCCAACCAACCCGCTGCTCCTCCTGCTGAGTCGATCGACCCCAAGAAGGTCATCACCAAAAAGAAGAACGACATCATCGAGCGGAAGGACCAGCGTGTGTACACCGAGGACGGCAAGGAATTGCTGGACTGAACAACATTCCTATAGAACGACGAAGGGGGCCCATGGGCCCCCTTCTTCTTTATCGTTCGTTTCTGGCTTACTCCTCTGAGAGGCCAGCGAGATATTGTGCCCTCTTCAGTTCCTTCTCAAGGATGGGGTTCGCCTTGCGTCCCAAGCGATCAACGGATTCGTTGATGGGAGCGACCTCTTCCTTGGATTCCTCCATAGTGGTGTCACACTCCTCGGTCTCATCGGTATCCATCGAGGCGTCAACCTCGTCGATCTCGATCTCATCGGAATCCTTTTCCTTTTCTTCGCCAGCATCACCGGCTTCGATCTCAGGCTCTTCCTCAGCAGGAGTTTCCTCTGAGGGAGCGTCCATCATTTCGTCTGATGTATCTCCCACGGCGCCAGCACCGGCGAGCTTCATGTCAAGTTCGCGACCTACAGCGGCAAGCTTTTCCTCGAACGTCTCGGGCGCTCCGACCTCCATGTCGTCACCGACTTCGATCGTCTCATCACCCATGTCACCTCCGATATCCGCTCCGCCCATGTCATCGGATGGCAATTCTTCAGCACCATCGATGGGGTCTTCTTCTTTGAGGTGTGAGCCCTTCTTCTCGAATTTGGCCACGGGTACACCCTTCTCGTACCACTCATCTCCGTTGCGTGTTCCGCCAACGGATACTTCCTCGATACCCTCTTCTTCCTTGAGCCTGCTCAACTCTTCGGTCACAACGGCAAGTCGTGAGGTGATCTCGTCTATCTTCTTCAGACGCGTGATCTCCTCCATGATCATGCGATCAATGTCGGATATCTTGATGATGTTCTTCTTGTTTGTCATGATGGTCTTGTTGTTGGTTAGGCGGCTGGAGTAAGCTTCTTCTTCAGTGCCTCAAGCTCGGTCTTCAAGCTCTCGTTCTCTTCCTTCAATGCCTTGGTTGCCTCGGCATCGATGTTCTCATCTGTCTTGGCCTCTTCTTGGAACTCATCCATCAATTGCTTGACGTATGATAGTTCCTGAGTGCCGACGAATCCCGTCTTCGTTACGCTGCTTCTGTCGCCCGGCGCTTCGAACCCGAAGGATCCGACCATACCGACCTCGTTGAGTGCGGAGAGTTCCTCTTCGAACTTCTTCAGTTCGCTGAAGATCTCTTTCTTACGCTTGATGGCCTTGGCTTCCGCCATGATGGCTTCCTCAACAAGCCTTGGACTGATTTTCTTGATCATGCTGACCTGAGTTTCAAATAAATACACCCAAAAACCCGATTTGACCTTCGTCCGCACTAACTTTGAAGTGCATCACGGGCTATGGTAAATAGCAGACAAGAGTGCTGTATTGCATATTTTCATGACATGATAGGTCCATAGACCGTGAACGCTATTTATCGTCACAATCCCGAATCTTATGGACAATCTCTTTCAGGGTACATCAGCCAACTTTCAAGAACTGGTGGATACTCAGGACAAGGTCATAATCGTTGATTTCTACGCTGATTGGTGCGGCCCTTGCCGGAACCTGTCCCCCGTGATAGACAAGCTCGCCGAGAAGTACGAGGACATCATCGTGGTGAAGGTCGATGTCGACAAGAACGGGGAACTCGGCCGCACACCACCCTACAACGTGAAGGGCATCCCTAACCTGTTCTTCATCAAGAACGGAGAAGTGAAGGAGCGGTTGGTGGGCATACAGAACTTGGAAAAGCTCAGTGCTATCATCGATCCTCTTCTGAACTGAGGAGCTAGATTATTCTTTCTTTTCTTCCTATATTTGAGCCGTATACGTATGATACGGCATATCCTATTCTCTGAGTACGAGGCCTTCAAGCTCAAGGAGTTCATGCTCCGAGCGGAGAAGCATCTCCCCGTCAAGTACCATGTGCTCATTCCTGTGCGCGATGCCCTTGATTGTGTGCCCTACAACAGGGCCGCCAACCTCTTTGACCCTGACAATCGCTGCGTCAAAGAGTTCATATCCGAAGGTTGTTTGTCCGACAGGGTCCTGTCGCTTTTGGAGAAGCACGAACCCGAAGATCTCGTGTGCCTATTGACGACCGACGAGATGCTGGTGTCGGATGTCGATGAGGGTGCCATTGAGGAGGAGTTCAAGGACCCCATGATGTTCTCGTTCTCGTTGAGGTTGGGCAAGAACATCGTTCGCAACTCCATGGTGGGGATGAACAACAAGGTCGTCCCGTTATCGGAGAACGAGCACACCATGAAGTGGGATTGGGACAAGCACTACGTGGACTTTTCCGGACCCTTGTCGGTCCATGGCCACTACTTCCGGGTCAAGGACATGTACCGGATGATCAAAAAGCTCGGCCAGATCCATTCCTACGATGAACTGGAGGAGGGTCTTCAGGTCTACATGAACTTCCCGAAGAAACTCATGTCGTCCTTCGTCGAGAGCCGCGCCGTATCGATTGACCCTTTGTTGATACCGAACGAACGTGCGGCCGTCATGCAGCGCGCGCATGATGCTCTTATGAGCGACAATCCATTGCCCATCGTGCTGGATGGGCCCCAACCAGAATTGCACTTCTATCCATTCAAGGACATGATCACCGAGATAAACCAATGGAAGAAACAGAGGATCCTGTTCAAGTATCCGGCTCGCGGACGCGAGGAGAAGTTCCTATCGACGCTGAAGAAGTACCACGAGAACCTCATCAACAAGGATGACTTCCAGTTCCTCATAAGCATCGATGAGGACGATGACATCCTCAATACGGATGCGATCAAGGCGGCCGTCGATGCCTTCCCCAATACCAAGCTGGTGGCGGGAACCTCGCAGGGGAAGATACACGCGGTCAATCGCGACATGGATCAAGCTGACCCGTGGGACATCGTGGTGCTCGTGAGCGACGACATGATCCCCAAAATGAAGGGTTTCGACATGCTCATCCGCAAGGACATGAAGAACCACTTCCCTGACCTCGATGGCGTACTGTGGTACAACGATGGTCATAAGGGCGCAGAACTGAACACGCTGTGCATCCTCGGCAAAACCTACTACGACCGATTCGGCCACATCTATTGGCCCGGATACAAGAGTCTCTACTGTGACAACGACTTCATGGAGGTGTCCAAGCGTTTGGGCAAGGTCCACTATAACTCATTGTGCATCATAGAACACCAGCATTGGGCATGGGGATATGGCGAGATGGATGACCTCTACACGAAGAACGAGGAATACATCAAAGACGACCACGATCTGTTCCAGAAGAGGTTGGCCGAAGACTTCGGATTGGCCAAAGAACTTCAACTGTCATGAACGATACAAGCGTAGACAATCTTATTGAGTTCGTCAGCGGAGAAAGAGCACGCGTGTTCTTTGAGATGGACAATGACCTAGTCGGATACACCTCCATGTCTCCGACCGATATCATGCAGTCAATCCGCGAATGCCGCCTGTTCATCCGATTGGAGGAAGGCGGCGAGCCGCACTGCGTGTTCACATGCCCCATAGAGGAACTGGGGTTCCATAACCTGCAAGGCATCGACAAGGGTGCCCCCGGACTTGCCGTGTGCGACAGCAATGGCAGAGCGATGTTCTCTCTGGTGCATTGGACCGAGAAGAACGGATTTCCAGAGGACGAGGTCGGCATCTACGTATGCCACCTAAGAGACATGCTTTATCGATGAAACCCAAGATATACACCTTCTACACTGATACGCACAAGGAATTGTATGACAGGTTCCTTCTGACTTTCAACAGGTTCCGTTTGGGTAACTCGTTCGACCTCGTGACCAAGAAGTTCGATCAGGAAAGCTCCGGCAACTTCATGGAGGAAGGCTGGAACAAGACCATGCGCAAGAAGGTGGAGTATGTTCTGGAGAGCATTGAAGAGACTTTCGGTGGCTGGTTCATACACGCCGATTGTGACATACAGTTCTTCGCTGACATTCTGCCTGACATGGAGCCCCGCATTGCGAAATATGACCTCGTGGCCCAAAGCGATAGTGGAACGTTGTGCGCTGGGTTCTTCGCCTGCCGTTCCAATGAACGTATGCGCGTGGTGTTCCAAGAAGTGTTGAAGATCATGGACCGCGTCGGTAATGACCAGCTTGCTCTCAATGCGCTTAAGGGCAACTTCAGCCATCAACTACTTCCATACTCCTACTTCACCATCGGCAATGTGAACGGAGGCAAGGTGTGGGATGGCGACACCAAGTTCATGCCGCCCAAGAAGACGTTCATGCACCACGCGAACTACGTTGTTGGGCCCCAGAAGAAGTTGGAGTTGATGGATGTGGTGGCCAAGAAGGTAAGTGAGAGCTATCGTCCTTTGCCTGTGGGTATGGAACCGCTTCTTCAAAGCAAGTTCGCCATGGAGTTCCCATCCGAACTGGGCATCGACCAATTCATCATGGCCACCAAGAATCCCGCCAACGACAAGGTCCACATGGGTTCTGATTACGGCGGGTGGACCATCAACCTGAACGCCGTCAATCCCGGCGATGTCGTGCTCGACCTTGGGCTCGGAGAGGACATCTCGTTCAGCCAAGACCTCGCCTCCAAACGGGACGTAACAATCATCGGAGTGGACCCCACGGAGAAGAGCCACCACTATGTGGAGGCCTTGCCTGCTCCGCCATTGAAACTCATCAAGAAGGCGGTCGCCAAAGATGGAACGACCACGGTCAAGATGTACCGCAATGCCAATCCATCACATGTCAGTGAATCCCTCCTCACCGGGCATGCATCCGTCACCAACGACAGCTATGACGTGGAGTGCATGAGCATTGCCGAGCTACGTCGACAATATCCCAACATCAGCCTCATCAAGATGGACATCGAGGGCGCAGAATACGATGTGCTCGATGAGTGCATCGGTGTGCGGCAACTCTGTGTGGAGTTCCATCACTTCTGCATCAACGGCATCAGCATCAACGACACCAATCGTTGCATAAAGAAGCTGATATCCAGTGGTTACGAAATACTCGACAAGAACTCGCAGGGGACAGAATTCACATTCCAATTGAAGTCATGAAGTATTACGCAAGCGAGTTCGCGCTCGACCCCAACATACCCACCGAGGAGACGATGTTCCATCGCCTGCTGGAGTCCAATGTCCTGAGCGACGAGTACACCCTATGCGCTCTTCCGTTGACCCACATGATCAACACGCTCGGGGTGCCGGGAACTCAAGCAGAGATAGAGAAGGTCCACGTAGAAGGCAAGAAGCTGTTCGTGTGCCAGCACATCCTGACCGAGCGGCTCAAGTTCGACAAGGATTCGATAGTGGCGACCCCGCATGCCACCATCGGCAGCGGCTACATCTCCATACCCCACTTTCCGGTCTGTGTGGACAAATCCAAGATGAAGGAGGAGCGCAGCATGCTGTTCTCCTTCATGGGGTCCGTTCAGACCCATGAGATACGTCGCGGCCTCACCATCCTGTATCCCAAGAACTGCTTCGATTCAGGCCACCTCTGGGGGCTCGATCCCACAATCGTCGATAAAGAGGCTCATCGTGCGCGCTACATTGAGATGTTGGGGGACTCTGAGTTCTCCATGTGCCCAAGAGGCACCGGCATCTCCAGTGTCCGCCTCTTCGAATCAATGGCCATGGGTGCCATTCCCATCATCATCGCCGATGGTTACAAGCCGCCTCTGCACACGAAGGTCGACTGGTCGCAGATATCCATATCAGTGCCGAGCAATCGCATTTCCAAGATAGGCCAGTCGCTCACGCAGAGCTTCACCAAAGACAAGATACGCGCCATGCGTACGCGCATGACGGAGACCTATGAGGAGTATTTCTCTCCAGAGCGGTTCGAACGTTCAATAGAATTGATGCTATGACACCAGTTGTTTTCATTCACTACGGAGCCGTTCCGGAATACCTGCGTATGGCCATCAGGCAGGCCAAAAAGTTCAATCAGGACGTTGTGCTTGTGACCGACCAAGAGGTCGAAATGGATGGGGTCACCGTGGTGGCCATGGAAGACCTTCAGCAAGAGGTTCAGCCGTTCATCAAGGTGTACCATCATCTGAGCAAGAACCCCATCGACTTCGAACTGAAGTGCTTCCTGCGTTGGGGCATCATGAAGAAGTTGATGGAGGTGAACAGGTATGACCGTGTATTCTATTGTGACTCTGACGTGTTGCTATACGTGAACGTGAACTCCATGCCAGAGACCGGGGCGGCCTACTCGACCCCCATAGAGCAGCCGGAATTCAGGTGGAGCGCAAGTGCTCATGTATCCATGTTCACCTATGACGTATTGTGTGACCTGTGGAGATTCATCATGAAGACATACGAGAACAAGACGGAAACGTTCTTTGAACTGAAGAGCAAGTATAAGCACCATCTCACCAGCGGTGCTCCGGGAGGGGTATGCGACATGACGCTCCTGTACCTGTTTTCACGGAAGCATGAGGTGACCCCACTGTGCTCGGTCATCGACAACACCACGTTCGACCACAACATCAATTCATCGGAGAACTCCTTGAAGGATGAATACGAGATGCGCGAGGTTGCAAGCCCTTATGGTACATTATCAATCAAGAGCGTACGGATGGTAAACGGCATACCATTTTGTCTGAATCTCGACCGCGAAGAAGACATAAAGTTCCACAGTTTGCATTTCCAAGGTGCAGCCAAATCAATCATGTCACACTTCATATGATAGACATCGACTATTCCACACATCCTACGCTCTATCATGACTACGAAGCATGCTTAGAGTTCTTGCGCGGTATCAATGCCAATGAGTATCCGCTTCCAGATGATGTCGTGAACTTCCATGTCTATTCCGACATGAAGAGCCCCAAAGAGGCCTTGTGCATCAAGTCGTATCTGGCCACGCAGGACTTGAAGGCTACAAAGCTCATATTGTGGAGCGACATGGACCTGTCGAACAACAAGTTCGTAGCCCCCTTCAAGGACCTGATAGAGCTACGCGCCTATCGACCTCATGAGGAAGCTGTTGGGACCCTCATGGAAGGAAGGCAGCTATTGAACGCCAAGGATGAAAAGCATTACCTCCAGAGCGATCTCATGCGCATCCTTGTATGCCACAAATACGGCGGAGTGTTCATAGACATGGACATCGTGCTTTTGCGCGATTTTCGCCCGCTGCTCGATCAGGAGTACATGTACATGTGGGGTAGCGAGACGGACTTCCGAAAGGAGGGTGCGTGTGCTACGGTGCTCAGTTGCCACAAGCAGAGCGAGTTCAGCACACGTTTGCTGCATGCGATAACCGAGAGCCCCGCACAAGGCGGCACAACGTGCTGGGGCAAGGACATGTTCGCCCGCATGTACCGTGAGAAGCCGTTCCCGGTGCTACCAAGCACTTTCTTCAACACCGAGTGGTGTATCAACGTGAAGTACAAGGGCAAGGCCAATGAGATACAAGCGACATGGTTCGATGCGCCCATCAAGGACGACACCCATCTCTTTGTGGAGGCGTTCGCTTGGCATTGGCACAATACCTCTTGGCGTCACAAGAAGCCCAAAGAAGGCAGCAAGTTCCATCTACTGGAAAGCTTGGTCGACCGCAAACTAACAGAACTCGGCATCCTGAAGCATGCCACTATGAACTGAATATGGAGGACAAGAAAGACAAGATACTGCTCGCCGGTCCATGGGTAGGCGAGTTCGGTTGGGAACTGTTCGGTTGGCAAGCCTATCTGCGGTATCTATCACAGTCTTACAAGGAGACGCACGTGATATCCCGCCCCGGACACGATGTGTTGTATGCTGACTTTGCAACGAAATTCTATGAGTTTGACCCGCAAGGCAACCATACCTCTCTGCACATGTGCAACAACATGAAGGCATCGCCAGATGAGTTGATCAACTCTATCAAAGCCGATGTCTACTTCTCTGGCCAGTTCAACATAGGAGCCAAGTACGACGGCCACAACGCCTATGACCCCTACGGACTCTTCGAGAAACAGGTCTTCCACAAGTACACTGCGTCGCTCCCGACAGAGAAGATAGACATCCTCCTGCATCCCCGCAACAAACCTCAGGACACGCACCGCAACTGGAGCAAAGAGAAGTGGGAGGAATGTATAGCCTCATTGAGTTTACGATACTCCGTCGCTATCATTGGTAACAAGGATGTCCCGGAATTCGACAACACGATCGACTTGCGGAACATACCCTTGTCAATGCTCGTATCTCACATGTGCAACTCAAGACTCGTTGTGGGCCCCAGCAGCGGACCAATGCATTTGGCATCGCTCTGCGGCGCCCCGCATCTTGTGTGGACATCCGGGATCAATCGCTTGAGATATGAGAAGTGGTGGAATCCATTCGACACGAAATGCATTCTTGTAGCGAGTGATGATATGAGCCTGTTCTCTGGATGGGACCCGCCAGTGGAGAGCATAGTTGATTCTATCGATGAATTTTTGAAGCACCCGTATATTGATGATGCACCTGACCAAACCTAAGGAAGTAAGCTATAGCCAACTCAACGTTGATTTTGATGGATTCGCGCAACGCTCTGTAAGCTTGTTGCATGACATGCCCCAATCGTATGGTCAGATGTCGATGCTTGAACTGAGCATCGTATCGAGAATGGTGCAATGCATGAAGCCCAAGAGGATCTTCGAGTTCGGCAGATGTGATGGTATGACCACGTTACAATTGGCAGCGTCCAATCCCGAGGCCCACATCTGGACTCTGGACCTGCCCACTCCTCTGAAGACCTATGAGACATCCAACAGCGCCGTGTCGCATGATAGATGGAAGTCCATGGGTGTTTACGATCGTATCACAGAGGTGCTTGTGGACTCCAAGGACTATGTTCCAAGCGAAGACATGCTGGGCACGTTCGATGCGGTGTTGATCGACGGAGGGCACGAATGGAGCGAGATCAGCGCCGACACGGAGAATGCCGTGAAAATGCTCAGGGAAGGAGGCCTCATCATATGGCACGACTATCAGAAGAGGAACTTCCCGGCCGTGACAGCGTATCTCTCATACATCGGCGGGCAGTTCGATGCCAAATGGATAAACTCAAGAGCAGATTATCTTGAAACAAGCATAGTATACGCATTCGAATGAAGGTTCTATTTTCAGCCGTATTCACCAAGGCATCAACGAATTATGCCCAAGCCGGTGGCTTCGAGCAATTGGGACATGAAGTGATACGCTTCCCTCTCAGGGACTTTGCGCCGCATATAGGGTGGCCAGCAACTTGCGACAAGCTGCTTGATATCGTACGAGAAGAGAAGCCCGACATCGTGCTGTTCTCCAAGTGTCACGAGATAGAGCTTAGGGCATGGAGCGCCATAAAGGACATGGGGTCGGTCGTGTCCTATTGGTACATGGACCCCATGAGCAACTACAGCTATGACATAGAGCAACGCGTGAAACACAGCGATGTGGTGTTCTGTGGACTATGGGACCCTTATCAACACTCACTGCGCATCAATGTCAACTCACACTTCCTGCAAGAGGGATATGACCACTTGCAGAACTTCCCCATAGAGACCGACTGGCCCGTCAAGGACATTTCATTCATAGGCAACCTGCGCTCCCAGAAGCGCGCGGATTACCATCAAAAGATAGGCTTTCCTGTGGTCCATAACGCATATGGCGAGGACCACTCACGCGCTGTGTGTTCCACGAAGATCAATCTGAACTTCACCGAAGGGGGCTGTTCCGATCGAGTGTACAAGGTGCTTGCCAGCGGAGGCTTCTTGCTTACTGAACCATGGCCCAACATGGAGCAAGATTTTGAAGTGGGAAAGGACTTCGCTATATTCCTTGATGCTGATGAATTAAGGGAAAAGATAGAGTACTATCTCGCGCATGATGAGGAAAGAAAGAGCATAGCCGAACACGGTCGGAATACAGTACAAAAATTCAGTAGGATCAATTGGGCAGCGCAGATAATAGACAAGTCCACACCCTTTGTAATAGAGCGTCAGTCATGATATGCACAAAAAACGCGTTCTGATCACTGGTGGACTTGGATTCCTTGGTGTTCATTCAATAGAAAAATGGCGTTCCAACGGCTGGGACATCACGGTTATTGACAATCTTAGCTCCAACGTAGTCGGCAAGAGCCACCCGGCATGTTCCGGGGCTGACGTCATCATCAGTGACATAGTGGATGTGAAGTGGGATGATCTTCCGAAGTTCGACCTCATTCTCCACTATGCTTCCATTGTCGGTCCAGTAGGCGTTCTGAAGCATGCGGGGAACATGGCCAACACCATCTTGAAGGATGTGTACTGGGTAGTCGATGGCGCGCTCAAGAACGATTGTCCAGTCATCTTCATCTCCACAAGTGAGATATACGGCTGGAGAAAGGAGAAGTCATACTTGCAGGAGCATGATGACAAGGTCACCCACGGGGATTTCACCGTGCGCGGCGAATACTCTGTGGCCAAGATGTTAGGTGAGATCGTTATTTCCAACACAGGTAAGGTCAAGAGCGAGTTCAAGTACCAATTGATACGCCCATTCAACATCACTGGCCGATACCAGACCCCTGACAACGGGTTCGTTCTTCCACGCTTTGTCCTGCAAGCCTTGCGTGGAGAGGACATCACAGTGTACTACAGTGGTGACCAGATACGCAGTTTCACGTGGGTGAATGACGTGGTCGATGGTATTTACCTGACCTCCGTTGCGCCTCCCGCTCAGTGGAATCAGGAGTGGAACATCGGCAACAAGAACAACGAACAAAGCATCAAGGACCTCGCTGTGCGCGTGAAGGAGTTGACCGACTCCTCGTCCAACGTTGTCCATGTGGACCCCAAGGACCTTCACGGCAAATTGTTCGAGGAGGCACCTGAGAAGATAGCCAATTCCAACAAGATTGAACTGCGTCTTGGATGGAGGCCCACCAAGGGTATCGATGAGATCATTCAGGAGGTCATCGATTACTGGAAGGAGAAAACCTCCCGCAAACATGCCATTCTACTGCCTTGCTGGAAAGCGCCAGAACTGCTCAGGGTGTGCGTGCCGTCCCTTTTGGCGTCCTCCAGCAAGGACTCGGAGTTGATCGTCATCCTGAACGAGGCGGACCCCGAGTCCATCGCGTATTTGGATGCGCTCGGAGTGAAACACATTGATCACCCAGAAAATCTCAACGTTAGCGGACTTGATCTGGCCATTCCGTACATCAAGGAGCAGGGTCATCGCTATGTTTCGGTGGTGTCCTCCGACATGTTGTATTCCGATGGATGGGACACAGCTTTGATAGACGATGTAGAAGCTAACTATCCCGCCTCTGCCTCGGCGTGTCTGGTGGAGCCCATTTTGAACGGTTGGGACCTCTATGACAGTATCGATTTTTTCTCCAGCGGGGCTCATGAATTGTTCGTCCGTAACGTACAAAGCGGCAAATATGCCACCAAAGAGGACGTCAGGTACAACCATCCCATCCTGTGCAGGACAGAGGATTTTTTGGCCATCAACGGATATTCTGATGGCATGGACATGAAGTGGGTGGATGCTCAGGGACGAGCTTTGGATGACTGGTACGCCTACAGATTGTACAAACTGCACGAGGGCTTCAAGTTCATCAACTCAAAGAGAGCATTCGTGTACCACGCTGTGAGCTTGAACACGAAGAAGCATCCTATTCCTTATGATGGAAGAGGCGGACAGTACTTCCAGTCATTGACTGGTATGAAGGTAAGCGAGTTCTATGATGTTATAGGACTTCAACTCAATAGAAATGGTTGCGTTTGACGTAGTGCGTAAGTTCGAGGAGACGGTGGCTTCCTATGCCGGAAGCAAGTACGCCGTATCGGTCGACAGTTGCAGTAATGCCATATTCCTGTCCCTGATGTACAGGAACGTGAAGGGAATGGAGATAGAAATGCCATCAAGGACATATCCTTCCGTTCCATGTGCCATCATTCACGCTGGAGCCAAGGTGAAGTTCAAGGACTACGCTTGGAAAGGCGTGTACACATTGGACCCAGTAGGCATCGTTGATGGAGCTAAGCGCTTCACCAAGGACATGTACATCAAGGACACGCTTCATTGTCTGTCATTCCACCACAAGAAGCATCTCAAGATAGGTCGCGGCGGCATAATCCTGACCGATGATGAGCAGGCCTATAAATGGCTAAAGAAAGCGAGGTTTGATGGAAGGTCGGAATGCGCTCTGGTGGACGATGAGTTCACAATGCTCGGATGGAACGTCTATATGTCCCCAGAACAGGCCGCAAGAGGCCTATGGCTCATGAGCGCCATGCCGCAGAACAACGAGGACCTTGAGGAGAACCCCGACTATCCTGACCTGTCAAAATTTCCTATTTACCACCAATGAGCGACATTGGAATACAGCGATACGGCGACGATGATCTGGACACCAGACATCCGAACAGTCTGGATACGTTCCGCAAAGAGATCCTGCCCTCCGTTCTGGAACGGTTGGGTCCAAGAAAAACCCTTTTGGATGTCGGATGCGGCAACGGAAGATTCGCTTGTGAACTGTCACAATACGTGGAAAAAGTCACTGCCATAGACGCTTACAGGGACCCTCATGATGCGTACAGGCGTGATAATATCACCTATATCAGGAGCAGTTTCGGCGAGTTCCAAACAGAGGACAAGTACGACACTCTCTTGCTGTTCGGCACGTTCTATTTGCTCATTACTCTCATGCCGGACCTTCTGGTCAAGTGCAAGGACCTATTGAACGACGGAGGTATGGTGATAGTGGTCGACGAGACCAAGCGCGATACCTCCTCCATATTCGGGCACGGCTACTATGACCTTGCTGGTCTTGCATCTGCGGCCAGACTAACAAGCGAGCATAAATTTGTACAAGATTGTGGGTATTTGCAAATCACGTTCCTGAAGAAATGATCACCATATTACACGAAGGGCTGAACCATGTCATTGACATGGATCTCATCAACAATGGGTCAGTCATGATAGATGCAGGCGCTGGTCGTGGAGGATTCGTAAAGAAGATGCGGAAATTCTACAATTGCCATATCTTCTGCATAGAATGCTCCAAGTCCAATATAGTACACATCGGCAATGCCGACTTCAGCAATATAACGCTTATCCATAAGGCACTGGTGGGCACCGATCAGAGCAGCATAACTTATACTGAGTACTTCGGCGATCCTGCACAAGGCACTGATGGATATTTTGAGTGGGGTAACATATATGGGCATCACAAGCCGTTCCTGTCCCAAAGAGGTGCCGGTGTTGGCATGTTGGATTACGAAGTGGAAACGACGCGACTTGACCTGTTGATGGACCAATACTCCATTCAACACGTTGACTATCTGAAAATGGACATCGAGGATGCTGAGTATGATGTTCTGCAAAACCTTGATGATACTTACCTTCAAAGGATCAAACAGATATCGGTAGAGTTGCACACTGACGGAAAGAACAAGGCGCTTATAGAGAGAATGGCGAGAGCGGGATTCTCCCATCAGGAATTTCCCAAGAACGAACACTACTTTGCAAAATGAAGAAACTCATTACTGTCCGCGCCGACAAGAACATCGGAAGTTACACCAACGTTACGCTCCCGCTCATAATGGAGTACGCCAAGAAGGTTGGCGCCGATTTCCAGTTGCTCAGTCACAACTACGAGAATACGGTTGGAGACGGGCATTTCCACTACCGTATATTCGAAATCGCCAACCTCCTGAACACTTATGATAGGGTGCTCAACTTGGACGCCGACATCATGATCAACAAGAACGCCCCAAGCGTGTTCGATGTCGTTGATGAGGACTGCATAGGGACGGTGCTTGAGGACAAAGGCAGCAGGCAGGACCATCGTCGCCAAATGATCGCTGCTTCCCAGAAAAGATGGGGTGATGTCGGATGGAGAGAAGGATACATCAACAGTGGCTGCATCGTATTCTCCAAAAAGCACGCCGATGTGTTTCAAGAGATCAATGGCGAGGTATGGAATGAGTTCGGCTTTGATGATGTGCATATGGCCTACAGGATCCACCAGTTGGGCCACAAAATACAAGAGCTTCCATTCACCTTCAACCACATGGGCATGTTCTATGAGCAGTGGAACGGATTCCCCAACAGGTTCGCCTCGCACATGATACACTACTCGGGCAAAGGGGTGTTCGACCCGATTCATGGCAACAAGGTTGCGCAGATACATGCGGATTTCGAAACCATCTACGGGAGGCCTCCAGAGTGATTTGGAAAAGAGCGTCCTAATTCATTAGATTGTATCATGAGAACATTAGGAATAGCTATAGATGGTGTTATTAGGGATTTCAACACGCAATTCCACAAGACCTACGTAAAGACGTTCATCCACAACGACTCGTTGGTGAACGCCAGCATCCCATCGCACACCGATGCGATAGTCAACGGCATGGACGACAAAGACTTCGTTGTTCAGAGCCGGACGGAGGATGAGGAAAAGCTCATCGAGGAGATGATCGGCAAGAAGGAACGGGAACTCATATCGTTACCGGTGACCAGCGAAGACCTGCTCAACCACTATCGGTTCGATGAGCAGCGCATGGACTTCATGAAGACGGTCGACGGTAAGGACGATGAGATGGTGCTTACGCCCAAGCAGGCACTACAGAAGTTCATCTATGACGATTATCCCTTCCAGATCTTTGCCGGAGCGCAGGAGTACGATGGCGCCACCGAGATGTTCAACCGCATTCAAGGGTATGGCAAGCAAAAAGGCCTCTTCAACACCGTGTTGATCGCCACTGCACAGAAGCAGGCCATTCCGGCCACCTTCAACTTTCTAGCCAAGCATCATGCGCGGTCAAGGTCTATCCAATTCGTGGACCGCGAGGAGGACAAGTGGGACTACTGCGATGTGCTCATTGACGCCAGCGCACGTGCTCTTCAGGCTGTTCCCAGCGACAAGTTCGTCATCCGCATTCTGCGCGACTGGAACCAATACGACAATATCGAGTACACCTATAGTGGGCTCAAGGAGGTCATGTCGTCCGGAATCCTCGATAAACTTTTCAAGTGATAGATATAACCAAACCAAGTATAGAAATGAGCAAGAAGACGACAACAACAACTACAGTAGTAACTACGGTAGAGGACATTGTTGCAAAGAAGGACACCACCTACTATGTGTTCGTGTTAGACCGGAGCGGTTCGATGTCTGGCATCCAAAAGGCCACCATCGACAACTACAATGAGCAGATCGGCACACTGAAGCGCCTACAGAAGGAATACCCCGATCAGAAGTACATCGTTTCTCTGGTGATATTCGATGATATCATTGAGACCGTCATCGACAACAAGCCAGTGGATGATGTTCAGCCATTGACCGAGCACACATACGTGCCACGCGGCATGACCGCTCTGCGCGACGCAATGGGTATGGCCATCGCAAACCTGAAGATCAAGCACGGAGCCATCCTTGAGGAAAAGAAAGACAGCACAGAGGCTTGCATCGTGGTTCTCACCGATGGAGAAGAGAACGCTTCCAAGGAGTACACGGCCGAGAAGCTCAAGACTTTGGTGAATGAAGCCAACGCCAAGAAGAACTGGTCCGTGATGTTCGTTGGAGCCAACGAAAAGTCGGTTCTTGAGGCGAAGTCTTACGGCGTGGCCTCAGGCAACATTGCCAACGCAAGTTATTCGAATTCTGGTATGTACACTGCTTCTGTGGCTCTTGGCAACATTCACGCACGTAGGGCATTCTCCAAGACGCGCGGTGTTGAACTCGATACGAACGATTACATGTCGTTCGTGTCTGATGGTTCCGGTATGCTCAAGGAGGAACTGGACCTGTCGGACATAGACTCCAAGAGCCAGCAGTCCAGCACAACAAACAACAGCGCACCCAGCATAACCACTAACGTGGTTGACAACACGACGACCACGACGAACAAGTGATCGAACTTCATTCAAACAAAGAGGAGGCGAAAGTCTCCTCTTTTTGTTGATGTTAGTTTGTTTTCAACAGCAACAGGGATATGTTTAATCAAAGCCAGTAAATATGGAAGAGAATTTGGAAGCTGTCGAGCAACAAGTTGAGGCCCCAAAAGAGAAGTCTCATAACGACTTTATTGATACGGTGATAGAGAAGGTGAAGGGCAATGACTTCACTGTACACTTCTATTCTCCGGCCATGAACACCCCAAGCGGTGGCATCGGCGTCTTGCTTCGTTTGGCGCGGTCCCTGAAGGACAATGGCACACGAGTGAAGATCTGGTATGAGCCACGGTTCGACCAGAAGGCCAGCATGGACGCCTCCAACAAGGCCAAGAAACGCGTGGACATCTTCGATAAGTTCCACCCCACGTGGGTGGACTTCAGCATTGCCGACATCGATTTCGTTCCCCTTGGAGATGAGAACGGGTCGGTCCTGTTCACCAACGGTGAGACGCAGAGCACACATCCACTGAAAGTGGACACACAGGACCTGTTCATCATCCCTGAGGGATTCCCCAACATCATGGAGAAGACCGCACAGGTGTCATGCAAACGTATCGTCCTCGCACAAAGCTGGCTATACATCTTGTCCGGCATGCAGTATGGCCAGACATGGCAGAACTTCGGCATCAAGGATGTGATCAGCGTGTCCGACGCCATCACTGAGTTCATCGACACGGTAATGCCGGGCATGAACATCAAGCGTATCCATCAAGGTATCAACCGGGAGATATTCCGACCACCATCAAAGAAGTCGGAGAAATACCCATGCATCGGTTACGTCAACGCGCGTGATTCGATCGGTCAGATGAAGCTGGTGAACATGATGAAGATGTTCGCCAACACCTGCCCGCACTTCCGATGGGTAAAGTTCGTTGAGCTATCGAATCTGAGCCGCGAGGAGTTCGCTGAGCGCATCAAATCCTGTGCGTTCGTTCTCTACGCGGATGACGTGGCCGGGTTCGGCACGCTTCCTCTGGAAGCCATGGCCTGCGGCACGCACGTCATCGGATGGGCGGCGTTCGGCAGCAAGGAGTACATCGAGCACAACAACGGATACTGGTGCAACAACGGCGACGTTTTCCAAATGAGCGAAATGATCGGCGTAGCACTCGACAAATGGTTGAGCGGAGAAATGGACATGGAAGACACGCAGTCTACCTATGAAGAAGTACTCAAGAGGTACACGGTGGAAGGCGAGAAGAACCGCATCATTGAGATTGTTGAAGAATACAAAACACAGAGAGTACATGAGCTTGAAAGATCTAAAAAACAGTGATATCCTCGTGGGGATGTTCGTAAGGAACATCGAACACGCAGGCTTCTTGAACGAGTCGTTGTTCAGCATTGCCATGCAGAACTCGCCCGTGAACCTTCTCATTCTTCATTCGGACCTGTCCGATGCTGATGTGGAGAAACTGCACGCTATAGCCAAGAACCCGACAGTGCAGATGCGGACCAAGAACAAGATCAAGGTCAAGAACGAGGATGGCACGGAGACGGAAAAAGAGGAGATCGTCACCGAGAGCGCCACCAATGTCCTGAACTATGTGGTCGAAAAGGTCGAAGCATCGAACTTCTCGGACGTCTTCAACAAGGTGTTCCAAGCCGCTGTTGAACACGGATACAAGTATGCGTCCATTACGGAGCCGGAAGACGTGTATTCCTTGAGATGGTTCGAACTCGTTGAGACGTGGCACGACGAGAACCCCGAGATCAGCATGTTCTTCCCATTGATCAAGCACATGAACTTCGGTGCGTTCCATGGGTTCATGAACGAATCATGCTGGGCAGATGGAATGGCCGAGGAGGTCGGCAAGTATGACAACAATCTTCTGCTCAAGTTCAACTTCGCCGCACATCCGCTGGGAGCAACATGCGTGATCGATAACATGCTCAAAGGTTCTGCGGCCTATGAGACGAAGGCGGACGGACTCCTATACCCGATGAAGCACAGCATCAAGCTGTTCAACTATTACGAGTTCTTCCTGCGGTCTGCCTACAACGACAACAAGATGATGAACATCCCGCGCATCGGATATGAGATGCGCGTGGTGGAACTCCAGAGCTATGATCAACGCTCAAGCAAGATACCCCACACCCTGCTCAGCCTTCCGGCCGACAAGGGAGGGCTTTCTGCCGAGGAAGCACAGTTCTGGGGCAAGTACGCTACTGACGCATACTTCATGGAGGAGGATAACAGTGAGATAAAGTATGAGCCTGCAAATTGAGATAAGAACCGGTAATACACTCGCACTTACAGTTGAGCTAGAGAAGAAACAGAAGATATACTGGAACGATGAGACGGAAGCGGCCGTCAAAGAGTATCTTTCCATGGACTTCGATCATCTCAGCAGCAAGCTGGCGAACTATTTGAAGACCCTGAGGGAGTCTGACAAGTATGACTCTTCTATTGAAGATGGCCACGTCGCCGAATTGGAATCCAAGATCCGGAAGAGCCGCTCGGACAGGACCCAGCACAAGAAGGAGCTTATCTTCAGGAAGAAGATACGTACCCCGCTGAACCGATTGATAGAGAACATCATATTCAGCTTCAAGCTGTTCCGCTACGACATAGACGTGAAGACACTGCACAACGATTGCATGTCTCATGTATACGAGAAGTTCTACAAGTTCGACCCAGACCAGAACACGAAGTCGTTCTCGTATTTCGGCACCATCGCCAAACACTATTTGCAGAACAAGAAGAAGGACCTTGATATGCTCAAGTCCATCAACTTGAACTACGATGACCACATGGAGGAGGTGGATGAACGCGAGAACTACGAGCTAGGTGATACGGCCGAGTCCGATGAGATGATGGACCTGTTCAATCACATGGTGATCGCCTTTGAGAAGAACATGAACAACAAGGCGTTGAACGACAACGACAAGAAGGTCCTAGATTCCATTCTCGTTCTGTTCAAGGGCCATGGTGACCAGAAGTTGACCTCCGATGAACTGGAAGAGTTGAGAAAGACCAACAGCGCGAAGCACGCCATATCTGGTGCTCAGAGGTTCGACGCCAGCATTGACGACAATCGATACAGCAAAGGGAACATCTTGGACTTCATCGCAGACAGGTCCAAACTCTCCAAAGAGGATATGAGCAAGAGCCTCACCAAACTGCGCAACCTCTACAAGGAAAAGAAGAAGGATTTCTACAACAAGGACAAGAGTTGAGCATCGATGACAGGAAAAAGGCGTTCCGATACCTGTTGAGGTCCATCTTCTTCGATGAATGTGAAGATATTGAAGACGAGAAGCTCATCGGCTTCTATCTCTTTTTGCTTGAAAGCCTTGAAGTGCGCGCAGAAATGCACGTCAACAATGATAGCGACGACTACTTCGTAGTGGGGAGCATCATCCACACGCTGTCTTATTTCCACATGTATGATACGGCCCTGCTTCTTCTGCTGGCGCAGAACCCTGACAACTTCAGGGTCTTCGTCGGGGAGCGCACCGGATTGCATCTGACATTCGTTGAAGAGGCCATGGAACGCGCCGTTGGGGACTTTCAGGATATCAAGCAAGGATACCTGTTTACCCCCTGAATTCGTGGCTTTCCTATTTACTTGAAACGAAAAGTGCATGGAAGACAACGATGAATACAAGAACGGTTTCCCTCAGATAGAGGTCAACAAAGACGCCGTTCTGAAAATGCTGAGCAAGGTCGCCTCATTCAAAATGGAGGAAAGAGACCTTGCTCTTGACAGGTTCAAGCGCTCCAATGAAGAGATGGGCGAGGACGATTTCTGGCTCAAAGGCAAGACATCGATCATGTATCTGGACTCTGCCTGCAAGTCATCGAACTACTTGGGTGATATGGTCAAGGATATCATGAAATTGGCCTACAATGATGGTTCCACGGCCGGAGTGGTAGGGGGGCTGCTGAGCGATGATGAGAAGAAGGAGATCGCCATGCGTGCCCTGAACGTCCTAGGCGAGCGCAGGAAGAAGCTGCCTCCGATCGAGAATCCGAACGATAAGACCGATAGCTGATGGCCCTGAAACTGCCTGTAGGAACGCCGCTGACCGAATCCCAGAGCGAACTCAACGCCAAGGTAAGCTCCATGAAGAGCTTGCTCACGTTGACCTCTGCGAAGAAGATGCGCGTGCCCAAATCAGCGCAGGTATCAAGCTACGATTACCTTAAGAAGATCATCAACACCATGGGCTTCACGTTGGAACCGTTGTTCCTCCTGTTCGTGAACAAGGTGTTCGATGTGGCGGGGGATTTCTTGGAGAAGGAAGTACTGCGCGGCATGGCCGCCTCGCTGGCCAGAAAAGGCACTCTCCTGCCCAACACGAACACACCCACGGCCGACATGACGCCGGTCCTCACAAAGCAGTACGAAGAGCAGAATCTCGTGTACATGCGCTCCCAAATGGGGCTGCCAGCAAACTTCCTCTCGGTGGTGAAGCAGCGGATCGCGAAAGACCTAGTCATCATGCTCTTCGGACCGAAAGACGGCCCAGCGGCTGAATACCTGAATCCGGACCCTGTACAACGGCAGCGTCTGATAGATGAGGCCATTTGCAGCGCGTTCGCCTTCTCCATGAGCAATGAGCCCATCGTTCAAGAACAAGACCTAGAGTACAACCGCGTGGCCTTGGCAAGACAGCTTGAGCGTGGCAAGGTCATGTTCACCATCAGTTGTCAGGATGTGCATGTGGCGCTCCCACAAGACCCATCCATCATCTTCGAAGGTGGAGGCCAGTTCACCGTTCCCGGACAGGTGATCACACCAGCACAGAGCTTGAATTTCGTTGTCCAACACGTGGGCAACCAAGTCCAAACGATCAACTCCGAGGCGAACCGAGAATCTGGCGGCCGGAGCTTCTTTGAGATAATGGTTGAACGGATGATCAGCCACATGACATCACTGGTGACCCCTTTCCTAGGACCCATCATGACAGGCATAAATGCCACACCAGCGGGCTCCAACTACACGCAGGACGATCTCGTTCACTCCACTTGCGATGTTCTCAACGACCCCGAAAACGAGGAGAAGAAGACCTTCACGCGCAAATTGTCGAACCGCATGTTCAAGATGCTGCTGGCCATCATGCTGACTTTCCTGATCAGAGAGTTCAAGAAGCTGGTGGCCAACTACTATGCAAAGATCGCTCTTGAGAAGCAAAAGAGGAAGTCAGAGAAAATACGACAGAAGTTCAAGGTGTTCGAAGATGTCAAGGCAACAGCGAAGAAAGCTGAGAAATACGCCGCCGCGCTATCCTCACTCAATAGCCTCCTAAATCCCGATACATAATGGCGCTCATACCCATTGATGACGACAACAACAAGTCGGAGGAGATAGCCGACTTCCTCCTGTTCCTTCTGAACGAGGACAGAATACCTGTGCCCAAGCTCTCCCTGCCACAACTTCTTTTGGCCAAGGCGCGTCCCGGACTTAGTGCAGAACAGATGGCGTCCCGCATCATCAGCCGCTTCCCCGAGGCTGGCATACCGAACGGGCCGCTCAGTGATGGGTTCCCCAACTCGATGGAGCAGTTCGTCAAGTTCTTCTGCGAGGAGATAGTCGATGCCTTGCAGAACGACATGCGTGTCGACATAGCTGTCGACCCCGGCATTATCGGACAGGGAATGGGCGCCAACGCCGGAGGTCCCATCATCACCACCAATACCACGCTCAAACCACACACCGGGATAGGCGTAGCAAGATGACCGAACTGATAGACCAACTAAAGCAGACCGTCGTGGTCATTTCTGGTCTCAAGGATTCAATTCTGGAGATGTGCGATGACATGGACCGTGCTACCGACGTGTTGGACAAGGAGAAGATACGTCTGGCCATCATCGAGACCGAAGACAGACTATCGGATGCCGAGACCATCTATAACGAACTGTTGAACAAAATAAGCGAATACGATGGGCGGGTTTGATGATTTGGCCAAGTCGCTCATGGGCGACATCCAGCAGAACAGGACCGCACAGGAAGGTGGACAGGTCAAGCGTACCACGTACCCTGCCGTCGTGGTCCGTGCGGATGACCCGCTTGAACAAGGGCGCATCATCGCGAGGATAGTGAGCTTGGATGAAGCCGGTAACATGCGTGGCGGACGAGACAAGGACACTCCGGATGACAAGTTGCCGTTCGCCGTGCCGTTGGTACCCGGATTCTTCCACGTCACCCCCCTTGAAGGTGAGATGGTCATACTCGTTATGGAAAATCCTGAGATCAACACATCTCCACGGTATTGGATAGGTCCCTTGATCAATTCGAAGCTCAAGCTCAAGTACCAATCCTACAGGGAGGCCATCAAGATATTCGATTACACGCGTTTCGGGGTCAACCAGAACATAAGCAGCCGCCCAAGTCCCTCCAGAAGCTGGCCGGAGAAGTCCGACGTGGCTCTGATGGGCAGGGATGACTCCATGGTCCTGCTGAAGCCGCGAGAGGTGTACATCAACTCAGGCACATTCAAGAAGGGCACGTTCGACCCAAATCTGGAACACCCCAGCTTTCTTCAGATGAGGCAGTTCGATGTAAAGCCGGATGGCCAGTTCAACACCAACCCTATCGAGTACAGCCAGACGAATCTGGTGTCCACGAACGTCAACCTCTACTCTCCAAGAGGCAAGTTCAGAAAAAGCGACTCGCAGCGATTCGAGGTAAACCCTGATCTACAGAACTTCGGAGAGACGGCCTTGACCCTGCATCCAGCCGTATTGGGAGACGAGCTAGTCAAACTGCTTGACCTGATGGTGCAGTTCATGAGAACGCACGTTCACACGCCACAGAACCCACCTGTTCCGGGCCCGCTCTTGAAGAGGCTTGAGGAATACACCGTCAGCGGCAAACTACAGGACATCCTGTCGAATCACATCAGGCTTAACTAAAACGGCCTGAGCACCTTGAAGGTGTGCGCCACCGGCATTATCCTGCTGGTACCAAGCTCCTCTATCTTGAACTCCACATTGTAGGTCTGATTATGCAGTAGCCAAGAGGTGTCGAGCAAAAAGTAGTTGGTCTTCTTTCCGCCTATAACAGCCTGATTCACAGCGGTCCATGGAATAACCTCCTCTTGGTGGTTCATGACGACCCTGTATTTGAGGTTGTAATTCTTCACTGGGGCGTTGAGGCTGTAATTCACCCTCATGTCGCAGTATACACGAATGACCTCGTCATTGGAGTATGTGTCCCCATTGGTCAGGCCGTACACATCGAGCGCGTACTCATTCAGGTCTGGCAGATTGGAGGTGTAGTAATTGTCCTGTATTGAGAATGTCTGGGTTATGTTCTGCTGGTCGTAGGGAGGGTCGAACGACACGCCGTTCCACACATCCTTGTACTTCTGACCACGCGATGCGCCTGACATGAAGACATCAACGTAATACACGCCCTTCTCAAGCTGTGTCGGCACAAGTCCCGACGTGATCACCGTATTGGTGGAGTCCAGAATGCTTACCGTTGATGCTGAGGCGTAGTTGGCCGCAGAGTGGCCACTGAATGTGTACAGGAACAGCCTGCACCTTCTGTTGTTGCTCACCTGCAATCGGTCGTCCATTATCCTCTGCTCATCGAAGATGACCTCCAGATACGGCTTGTGGGAGAAATTGGTATTGTTGGTGAAGAACGTAGAGATGTACCTTGTGTCACCACTGAGAAGTTCGTAGTCTCTCCTATAGGCGATGGCGATACCATTGTTGGTGGTGCCTCCGCTCAGCCAGTCCTCGACAATGGACGTAACGTCCATATCCATGTCCTCCCCTCCAATGGCAAAGTGCTGTGTGGCATGGTAGGTCGTGCTGGCCGTGGGGTCAGTGAATACCCCCGATTCCGTCCATGGAATAACTGATGTGGCGCGGTCCCAGTTGGAGTACCCTGATAGTCGAGGACTGCTCAATTGGTTGACCAGATTCTTCTCCTTGAGCAGATCGAATCCGCGACCCTCATCCCACGCCATGTTCACAGGGAACGCGATCAGGTCAAAGGAGGAGGCTATGGCCTTCTGCATCCGATGGAACTCTTGCTCCTTATCCAACACCTTGTCGGATGGAACAGCGTTCTTCATGCGCAATCGATAGGTGACCGTCAGGGCCGTATTGACCTCGCATGCCGCTATCTTGGCTGAAAGCCCGCTCAGGTCAAAGTACATGAGGTGGCGGCTTATGGAGTTGCGGAAATCACTACCGGTGCTCACGCCGCCGCCATACCAGAGGTCAGCGACAGCGTTCTGGCTGCTGTTGTATGGGGCGTAAATGCCCGACGCTATCGTGTTTTCCTTGGTAGGATAGATCCTGAGCCGCGACATGTGTTGCTTTCCCTCTAAATATGACTCAATTTGGTTGACATTCCTATTTAGATGAAAGCTCTGATATGGCTATTGGACTGTATTTTCCCTTCAAGGACACCGACATTGGTGGCGTAATAAAGCCCACTCAGACAACGCGCGAGTCCACCAAGAGCGACCTGATCGCCTTCCTCACCCTCAGGCGGGGGCAAAGGCCTATGCACAATGACCTCTATTCACCATTGTACGACTTCATCTTCGAGCCATTGGACGCCATTGCCGAGAAGGAGATAATCGAGGCCGTCGATGCCAAATTGAAGAAGTACTTTCCCGAGATAGAACTGAAGGATATCGTACTGACGCCCAACGAGGAAGAGAATGCACTAGAAGTGGAGATAGTCTATTCCATACCGTCGTTCGGCAGTCTGTCCGATAGCGTGAAGATGCAATTCGATACCAGTCAAACCTGATCATGCCAAACGTACAAGTCAATTATCTTGATAGGGACTTCAATACGGTCAGAAGAGACCTCATTGACTACCTAAGGACATTCTTTCCGGACCAGTGGCAGGATTTCAACGTAGCCTCTCCGGGCATGTCGCTTCTCGAAATGAACGCTTATGTGGCCGACCTCATGAGCCACGTAGCCGATAAGAAGTTCATCGAGATGTTCATCGATGGCGCCCTTAGTCGTGAGAGCGTCTATCGTTTGGCCAAGACAAAAGGCTACAAGGTTCCGGGTGTTCGTCCCGCCCTTTCGTTGTCGGACATCATCATAGAAGTTCCGGTGACGGCCGATGGTCCTGACCCGAACTACCTACCAGTATACCGCAAGGGCGTTCAGGTAAAGGGTGCAGGTCAGGTGTTCGAGACCATTGATGACATCGACTTTTCCAGCGACTTCTCCGATGAAGGAGTAGCCAACAGGACCATAGAGCCGATCCTGAACGGGAACCAGCAGCTTATCAAGTACAGGATACTGAAGCGCGAGAAGATCAAGGCGGGGACAACCGTGATACACAAGGCGGTCATTGGAGAACAAGGCGGGGTGCCGTTCTTTCAGCTTGAGCTTCCACAGAAGAACGTGTTGGATATCGTCAGCGTCATCGTGATGGACTCTACGAACGTGACGACCGTACCTACCTACAGCGACTTTCATGACGATGACATACGGTACTACGAGGTTGATTATCTTCCCAACGACCGTATCTTCATTGAGGATGATACGGTAGCCTCCATCAATGGCGTTCATACAGGGCAGTGGCTCACAGTGCGCAAGCGCTTCGAGAAGGAGTTCAAGTCCGATGGTAGCTGCGTGCTCACCTTCGGCGGTGGAGATGAGAACTACGACACCTACAACACGTATTTGTCTTTCCTATCGGGAGAAGATGTATGCAGGAACAATACCAACCTCAACATCTCCGATATCCTCGACAACACCGCCTTGGGCCACAAGATACCTAGGAACTGCACCATATTCGTGCAGTACAGGGTTGGAGGGGGCACGCTGAGCAACGTGGGAGCTAACACCCTGACGGAGGTCAGCAACGTCAATCCTGAGATCAACGGACCCGACAGCGCACAGAACAACCTCGTCATTTCGTCCACTCGGTCCAACAACCCCATCCCCGCCTTGGGCGGCAAGGGATTGCCATCGGTGGAGGAAATACGCTACAACATCGCCGCCAACCACGCTGCTCAAGACCGCTGCGTGACCTTGAACGACTACATCTCGCGCGCTTACCAATTGCCCGGCAAATTCGGAGGACCCTTCAGGATACATGCCACAGTGGAGGACAACAAGGTCAAGATGTACATCCTTACCCGAGACGGTAATGGCAAGCTCGTTTCGTCCTCCACCAGCACCATCAAGGAGAACCTTGTGACCTACATGTCCCGCTATCGCATGATCAACGACTTCATCGAGATCAATGACGGTCGCGTGATCAACATAGAGATCAACGTTGACCTGCACATCGACAGGAACGCCTTCAGCCCACGCGAGGTGAAGCTGGCCGCCGCGAACGTCATCCGCGACTTCATGGACGTGGAGCGCTGGCAGATGAACCAGCACATCTATGTCTCTCAACTGGTGGATGTGCTGAGGGAAGTTCCGGGCGTGATAAACGTGGTGAACATCGAGTTCTACAACCTAGAAGGAGGCGGATATTCCTCCACGCTCATCTCCCAAGCCTTGGGCGACAGAAAACAAATACCGGAGACGGGAGGCTTCAGAACCAAGATCGAATTGATGGACAACACCATTTTTTCGACTCCCATCAGTATGGTAGAAATTCGGAATCCTGCGCGTGACATCCGCATAAGGGTCGCCTAATCTTCCTGCTGAATCACATTACGTGACACGCGTTCCCACACCATTGGTGGGGCTATACGCCGTATATGCCAAATCAACGAGAATCTTGCGCTAGGACCTGCAAATAGGTTTTCCGACCTACATATTGTATATGTATTGATATGAAACAGGAGACCAAGCAGTTCAATTTCAATCTCCCCGAAGAACTCAAGAACTACCTTGGGTATATGTCCTCCATGGAGTACTCATCGATCAGCCAGTACCTGATCGACCTCGTGAACAAGGACAGGCAACAAAAAGGTCTCTCGATAAGCGACATCGATTACAACTCCATCTTCTTCTCCAGTAGCAGCGAGACCACTAAGTACGTGGTCATGTCCTTGCTGAAGTCGGACAAGCGCATCGAAATGCGCGCAGTTGAAATATCAGATCAGAGCCACGCATATCGTGACCTCTTCTCTGAACTGCTACGACATCATCGCACCAACAGGTTGGAATTCGAGGTCAACGACATCAAGATCATCTGCCACCCTGTGTTCAAGGACCACATGAAGTTGACGTCCAAGCCCCCGTACACATTCGAGTGCGATGAACTCCTCTCTAACATCATAGTGGTGTACGGAAGCACGCCAGTCGTATACGCATTCGTAAGAGGGTCGTCTCCATACTACAACGCCCAAGCTCTCGCTGCATATAGTGATAGCAAGATGGACAAGACCCTCGATAAGTACCGCATAATACAGAAGGTGTTAGCTGACGGAACATCACAGTTCTACACCAAAGTGCTTGTGGACAAGCACATGGAGAGTGTTTACAATTGGCAGAACTTAGACCGGTTCGACACCATCGGCGCAGCTAGGTTTGCCATAGAGCAGCATCACACGGCATCCATGAAGGAAAAGAGGTTCGGACCCGCCTTGCGAGGAGATATGGCCTCAGCGTTCGCATTCATGCTATCATATAAGAGCGTAGTGTTGTTTGAGCCGATCAAGCCGAAAAGGAAACCGAAAACGCCGATCCGTCCCGAGTTCTGCGTGGAGGTCACGGAGTTCTTCTCTAATGCATCTTTCTATGACGAAGAGCTTGCGGTCATTGAATCCCTTTTCGCCCCAGAGGTCATCGAAGAGATAGCCCACCACCCAAGAGGTTGAAACACTGTTTCTTTCTCAATTCTGAAGCCCCATATTTATTGGGGACATGCAGGAACAGATCAAGCTGAAAACGTCGCGCTCAGGCACGACAGTCACTTTCTTCAACACTCACCTTGAACCTGATGGGGTCACGACGTTCCCTGCGTACGTCCTGTTCAACCAGAACAACCAGCCGGTACACGTCGACACGTTCGAGGTGACCCCCATGTGGAGAGACACCGACAACAGTCTTGTCCCGCTGTCCAACCTCAACATGCCGTTCATCACGGGTGTTACGCGCTTCGAGGACCTTCAGTACTCCCTGAACAGCACACAGCGCTTGAGGATAGACACAAAGTGGCAGCAGAGCATGAACATCATGTTCAGCGGCCAGTCAACATCCTATACGTTCTTCAGGGACATCTTGCTGAACGACATGTTCATCGATGTGGCGCTCCACAGAACGTTCGGCACGCTCGATACCCTGAGCATCTACAACAACCTCGTCAACAGCTTTCCATCTCAGGAATCCCCCACAGGCACCGTGTTCGGACGACTGGTGGCTCTCCAGAAGATCATTGATGTCAACGGGAACAACATCACCATTCCCCTGAGGAACGTCCCGGTGGGGGTGTTCAATCCAACGGATGAGTTCCCGTCTCCGGCCAGTTCCGATGAGAACGGGAACCGCATAACCCTGAACTTGAGCGAGGCCGCCAGAGCCGCTGACTACTTCAATATCCAGTCGTATACGGCGGATACTACAAACTATCTTCACTCAGGAAGAGAGTTCACGGCCGTACCAGCCTACTACAAGTATGTCACCACCACCAATGATGAGGGTGAGTTCGTCATCCACAATGTTCCGACAGGAACACAAACACTGTTCTTCGAAGTGGACCTGTTCAAGCAGGGGCTCACGCAAGATGAGATAGCGCTCAACTTCTATCCGTTCCCTGCGGATGATTCTCCGAACATCGACGGGTTGCCCAACCTTTTCTTTCGCCAGTTCCCCATCGATGTAGTGCCCACGTGGGGTACCCTACAGACGGGATACACTGAGGTCAACATCAAGGTCGAACTTGATCTCAGGAAGTGGGCAACGTACTTCATAGAGCAGGTCTCCTTCAATGAACTGGACTTCGAGGAGCTTCAACGACGCGGGTTCATCACTCCACTGACCATTGCCATCCGCAACATGGCACGCGACGGCTTCCCAAGGACCAAAGTACAGATCATGGAGGTGCCGGACATGCTGTTCCGCGACAGCGACCATGTTCTTCTATGGGATGGTGAATTCGTGCAATTGAAGCCCAAAGCACAATTCTACACCGATGGCTATCACGCGTTCAAGCTTCCCGCCAACATGTACGACCCGGTTGGCAGGAAGACCGACCAGAATGGAGAGCCTATGGGGTCGAAAGGAGTCTGGTTGGCCGGATATCAGTTGTCGATGTACTATTCAGACCAGACGCAGTTCTTCCGCAACACGGGCTCCAGCAAGTTCGTGTTCGAAAGTGGATCTTATGTTACGAGGGACCACTTCAACCTCAACAAGAACAACGCTGACATGGCGACGCAGAACTCCGCAGCACAACCCATCGGAGGAGCGTTCCCATACGAGCGGAAGTGGGACCACATCTATCCTGAGCCGTACGACATACCGAAGGTGCCCAGCATGTTGAATCCCGACTTCGATGTCCTCAACAATGCTGGCAAGAGATGGCTGGAGCGTCCCAAGTTCTTGGATGGAGAACTGATCGGCAACCCATTCCATCAATTCCTAAACATCGATAACATCTATGGGGGGACCGGTGGATACGGAGCGGCCATAGATGAGACGAACAATGAGTGGTTCAAGACAGACTTCTCCAAGTATGTCACCATGAACTACATGTACCGGTACGAGAACTCAGAGGACCCCAACTCAAAGTACGCAGTGGGATACATGCCCAACAACCCTGACTTCCCGATTCAACCCGGCTCTTCTTCTGTGGTGGGCGGTGAAAAATACCAGCGCGTGGAATGCGGATATGGCTATTGGCTGAGGCCTGAAGGATGGCCACGCATAGCGCACTACACCAACAATGATGGCTCAGAGGCGATATACCCGTTCGACACCAAGAACCCGCACACGGTCGTCACCCCAGCCATGGTCAATGGTTCCAATGAACCGCTGCACTCGTCCTACAACTATCAGACGGCGTTCCAATTCCTAAGCACTCCCGCTGGGAAAAAGCTGTTCTTGGACCTTGGTTCGGAGACGGAGATGAAGGAGGGTGGCCTCGACATTTACAGGATAGTGGACCCAAGTCCTAAGAACCTCAATTTGGCGATACCAGCCGTCACTCCCACCTATACGGACTACAACTTCAACCGAATGTTCTTCCATAGAGGACGTGGCGCCAGAACCTTCATGGGCATTCAGAACAGCGGTGGTGGCGGTGGCAATCTGTTCTGGTCCACCGGAGGTGTTGGTTGGGAAATGTCCATCAACGAAATGACTCTCAGGATACGCAATATGGGCGTAGTTACCGTAGAGATACTTGGCAGACGCCTTGCACCCGGAGCCGCCGCAACATTCTATGGATCAGAGTTGAGCGAAACATCCACCACGTTCGAGAATGCCGTCTTGCGACTGCCCGGCAACCTCAATTTCGACTATGAGTTGTTCAGGTACCGTGAAGCGCGATATGAATTCGTTTTCCAGAACGTAAAGCTCTACAATGGCGAAGGTGGATTCTTCGCAGGAGAAGCGCAACAGGAGGGGCCTACCCATGACAGAGCGCTGTTCGTGTACTCATCGAATGCCGGTCCAGAGTCCAACGTACCCATGTATTGGATAAGATCATATCTGACCAACGTTAACACGGCATGTGATGGCAGAGCCACGGTCATAGTTCCGGGCATGGCGTTCGCCCAGCCTGACCAGCGCGGTGGCCGTGGAGATCCTTTCTGGGGGGCAAGGTTCTGGCCTTGGCAGGTTGATATTACATGCCCATACGGAGTTCCATACAGGGAAGATAGCAATGGAGAATGATGGATAACAGGATCAAAATACTGCTACCCAGCAAGAGAAGGGTAACCGGCGAGGATGTAGACATGTTCCTCAATGTTGACCTGCGCAGGCAATTCGATGAATTCAAAAAAGAGCGCTTCGACAACGACTTCGACCTTGCCGCCCAGTTCATTAAGGAGAGAAATACATCGCGCAACTTCATCATCTATGGAGTGTTGGATTCCACTGTGGTAGATTGTCCCGGACTTTCCATTCGCGTATATCGCGATGCCGGTAGACAGCATCAGATAGCTATCATAGAGCCCAGTACGATCGCCTATGACAAACCAAACATCTTCGGCAAACACAGTGGCAAATACTACATAAAGCTCAGCAATTACAAATACGACGTCGTCTACTTCAGGATAGAATCCAACAATCTCACGTATCGGGATCAGGAATGGGAACAGCGCGTCGTTTTCTATGATGCCGATGGCACCATCGTTCCGTATGGGAGCGCGACCATAGACATCAATTCGGATGGAGAAACATCTTTGATAGAGAACGACTTCCCGTTCTTCTTCAACAAGCACTGGATAAGGAACGACTATAACATCATAGAGGAAAAAAAGGCAAAGGTCACCTTTGACATAACACAACAGCAACTATCTGAAGGCGAGAGCGGTCAATTGCTCATATCACTGGACAAACCAAGCCCATTCGGCCTTGAGGTCCTCACATTGAAATGTCTGGAGTCAAGCTCAACAGCGGGTTTCTTCCTTGGGTCCACGTTCAATGATGTGGGACAAGGCAACGACATAATCAAGTCCATACCCGATGGACCTTATGCTGGCAGAATGACATTTCTTGTGCAGGTGCCACTGGAAAATGTTCACTTGATATCGGCTGGTGTGGATTTCAAAGTGCTCACCGGAAGCTATGTCGGGCCCCATACGATCGTCAGCAGTTTCTCGGCCATCATAGAACCACACTCCGATCTGTATCAGGTGATACTAGACGTGAACTATGATACTTCCGGAACAAACAATGTGCCCATGGATTACCGTGCTGGCTCATCGCCCGACATCACGTTCAGCATGAATGGATCAGTCATCGACCTTCCCGTCAACCTGTACTGGCAGCAGAACGAACAGATCAAGCTCCTGTCATTCAGCGCCAACACGGATTTCGAGATAGAGTTCACTGAATACGTGGATCTTGGGCTAAGGGACCTTCTTTACTGTGAGCCCGGCAGATTCGTCGAGAGCCGCATTGTCTTCGACGATACGACAACACGCAACTATGTGTCACTGTTTTTAGGACCGACATATGAGAACAGTGTATACTTCACGGGCAGGACTTTCTATCAGCAGACCATATTGGCGACACAAACCCTCCCCAGCTATTCTGTTCTTCGCAACGGATACAGGTATGAAGGAAGAGGTGAAGAGTTCTATCCATCATCCGGATACAGGCTCAAGATAAAGAACGAAGGCAATAGAACGCTATTTCCTATGAACCCGCTGCTCGGAGTAGAGCAGGAAAGCATATTCGACATAGGCGAGGTAAAGTCGTTTTCTCTGCCTACAAGGTTCATAGGGCCACAACGACACTCCATCAAGTTGCAATTCCCGGTGAATTTCGGTGTCTTTGCTGGCATAAATTCTGAATGGTCTACCAACAACGGAAACCAAACCCTGAGATACACCATCAACGGGTTCCATCGGTTCATCGGCAATAACGGATACCTTGGATACAGCACGTTCAAGCGATGCATTGGCACGCCAGAATACGATGCCTATCAGTATTACCAGATAGAGCAGCCATTCGATGCCGTATTCAATGACACCGGGTTGACCGTGGTGCTGACCTCCAAGAGTCCCGGAGTGAAGCTTGATTTCCGCACGACAGATCCGTCTATCACTGCGACAACACTAGTGGGTTTCTACGAAAAGGAACAAGAAGAGTACAACATCCAGCTTCTGGCAAACTCCGAAGAGAATACCAAGGCATCTTATTCATTCACACTTGAGAAGAACGGATTCCGTTCCCTTCTCATCCCACGCACCGAACTTGACGCGTCCGAAACACCAATTCCGTACTATCTGGTGACCAGCTATGGGTCCATTTTACGCCCTTACTATCAAGACCTTGGGCAGCCATATTATGGCTCTGGCTCAACTATAGATGACCAATTTCTACAGTATTGGCAAGTCAACCAAGTGCAACCATCCTATATGGAACGCGGATCGGCATTCGTCAACGGAATATGTTTCCTCGCCGACAACATCATTCATGACACCAAGGAGAATCTAACCAATTACGGACTCGGTGAAGATCTTTTCACGGCTGGGTTCTTGCCGCAGAGAGTGACACCGCTGACCAATACGTTCGAGACGATAGTCATCACACCAACGTTCAAGACAGTAGAACTCGCCATATACGCACACAACCCTTACACACCCCCGTACTCACGATCATTCGATTTCAGATATGGTAGCTCTGGCAACGAGACGGTATACACTTTCGGAGGCAACCTTTATGGCCTGAGAAACCTAGCGGAGTGGTGGTGGACCAACAACGTGCCAGCAGTGGATCAAAATGGCACTTCATTGCCAGCATCTACTCTACAGGAACGCCTAGATACCGGCAATTCGGACAACTCCATCGACGAGGGTCCGGTTTATGGGCAACTCCTCAGCAACAATGTGATCCGGTTCACGGCCAAAGTCGCTGGTGTGCCATACTATGTGGAGAACATCGTCAATTATGTTGACGCCTACACTACAGGTAGGATCATCAAAACGGACGTAGTGCCCAACCAACAGGAGGGTGACTACAATCTCGGCAACAACGGCCTAGGAGGCTTCGCCATCTCGTTATGAGAGATGGTGTATTTATGAGAAGCCATGTACGCTGAGGGAGACTTCATAAAGACCACCATCTATGTCGATGTGCGCCCCACAAGCGCATACACACAGGGGTACGCCTTTTTCCGCAATGGAAGCATATCCGACATACCGTTCAACGACTTCTACCTCAACATCCCTCTCTATAAGACCTATCAGGTCATGGATTATGTTGATGTGCAGAAGGACAACCGCATACAGAAGATAGAGAGACAGGAGGTCAACCCGTTTTATCTGGAGTACGCTTTTTTCGACAACATCCTGAGGAACAAGGTGAACAATGGATATGACCTTACCGACACCATGATCAACTTCATCTTCTCCGTGAGGGCGGACCTGCAAGGGTCCTCCAACACGGAGGTCAGGAACTGGTTCGATTATGTCGGCAAGAACGAATTGCCATGGACCGCTCCTGATGGCACCAAGGTCACTATTGATGAGATAGAGACCTCGCAGGTCATGCTCACGAGCATCGTGTCTAAGGCCAAATTGCTCAACATAGACATCCAGAAGTAATGCAGTATCACCGACTTCTCCTAGACAGGTCCTTGTCCGGAACGCCGTCAGTGACGACAACCGCCCTGCGCGATTTCAACGGATACTATGTCTATGGCAACTCCATAGGCGGCTCCACGGTGACACCGTTCAACGTACGTACGTTCTTGAACGATCCTAGGAACAATGTCATAGCCATGGATTTCCTAGCTTATCTCACCGGTAACACAACGCAGTCGGAATATGTTCAGATAGTGGGAAGCAATGAGGAGCTTGCCAACGTATTCAATCAATTCTATGAGATCACCGTGCTCGCGGGGACACAAACTCCATCCAACGTCGTGGAGAACAGCCTTGTCCAAACGGTTACCGTACAGACGATGGAGGCCGATCACCTGTGGAACGGCGAGGCTCCCACGGCGGCACTGGAGAACATCCCATTGTCGGTCGACCAATCTGACAGATCGCAAGAAGCGATGAACACCACCATCAAGTACGACCTTGCGCCCGGATACTACATATCCGTTTTCATTACGAGAACGTATCTGCAAGATGGCAAGGACAAGTACGATGACTGTCCTAACCGGATCAGTCAACTCATGAATCCAGAAGTGTTCGTTGAGGTTGATACCACCATAGAAACCGAGCGCATTGGTAGAGCCGAAGTCACCATTCTGCCATCAGAGCGACTGCGAAGAAGCACGAGTGTATTCAACGTAAATGATTTCAGTGCCTCAGCGCAGGAGTTGATAGCCAGATGCTATGGTTCCCAATGCATGGACAATCGGCATTGCGATCTGCTGTACTTCTCGCATCGAAGGATGATGGAGATCAACGCCATTGATAGCCAGCATATACAGGACATGCTCGGTGACACCACCAACGGGTTCTCCTCCAGTGACGTGCTCTCCGTTCTTGTTCAGGAGCTTTCCATGAACGGATACCCTGTCCGTCCAGAGGTCTACTCATGTCTAAACGCAAACTGACGCATGGAAGAATCCGCAAAGGTCAACACCATATTGAAGTGTTTCGTAGACATGAACCTCGAAACCAACGAGATGTTCCCATATGACGTCCAGATACTGAGCGTCTCATTCATAACGGCCTATTATACGGTGGACGAAGCCAACACGGTATCAGTGATCGTTTCCCTGAACTCCCCGAGCACCACTGGCGCTGAAGAGGCTGACATCGTTCTTTCGCATGTGAGCACCACTGATGGGGATGTAGATGTGGCTGGATTCCCGGTACATGTGCGGTGGGAGATAGGCGAACAGGAAAAGGTGATCATCGTCCCAGCACTCCGTGACTTCTTGGAGGAAAGCGACGAGGAACTCATATTGGGGATCACCAATATGGTCAACCTGTTGCCGGGCCCTCTCGTGCAGTCCAACGTCATGATATTGGATACGACCGAGCTTCGCTCGGTCTCCATCATCGAAGCGAGCACCAACACTCGACCACTTGTGAACAGCAACGACTCGATAGTCGTCGTGGACTCGGTGACCAGCAGCAGGCCCAACGCTTCTGTGTTCACCTCCAGTGTGGTCAATTCGAGCGCAGCACTACAGTCATACTTGGTCGTGGAGGGAGAGCAGGTGAACATCACCGTGTCGCTCGACCAACCAAGTCAATACGGCGTCGAGAAAGTCGATGTGTCCATCATCAACGGTATGAGCAACTTCGACCTAGACCCAACATCATTCGTGGTGCTGAACTCAGCGCGATTGGAATGGGCTATCGGAGAGCAGATCAAGACATTGACCATCAATGCGAGCCTCAACAATCTTCTGGACGGTACACGTCGCATCATCCTTGAGTTGACCAACCCTGACAGTGTGAAGTTCCTTCCTGAGTCCATCAGGAGGGTCCAAATACTGATACAAGACCCTCCTATAGCGCGTAGGTTCACTACCATAGACTTTGGCAGGATATTCAAGCAGCGTGGCTCTGTTCTGTCTGGTTATGACCCCAACCACACAGAACAGGAACTCTACCTGATGTCCATAGCCGATGGACAGACAACCACCACATTCTCCCTGTATTGGCTGGTGGAGATGGGCACCATCTATACGGACCAACAGAATACGGCAGGCATCTCCGAGTCGCTGAATTATGCGGATTGGCCCACATATTATTTTGGAGTCGACTCCATTGGCAACGACTCCGGGGTGGTCCTCAAGGTGACCAATCAAGGAGCGGGGGAAATAACCTACAACGGATCCATCATCCCAGCGGGATCTACTTTCAACATACTCCTTGGAAGGGACGCCACCACCATCACGCTTCCAACGAACAACGGGCTTCAGCCAGCGGGCAGTACGCTGGCATCGGACAACATAACATTGGAAGATGACACGTTCGTGGAGTCGAAGTACAAGTTCGAACTGTATGCTTCCATTCCGGAGTTCAACATCGTTGGCACTTCCCAGACGTCAGGGCCCCATGGATTCCAACTCAAGACGTTCAGTGATGAACCGAACACCTACTTCATAGGGGAGTTCACCCTATCGGGCCATTCCACCACTGCTCAGGCCACCAACAACGCCTTGGCTCTCTTCTCCAGCTACAGCAACATGAGAACGAGGTTCGATACCACCACCTGCACCACCACGTTCATGGGCCCGAACAAGGTTCACAACGTCAGGATGCACGGTTTGATCCTGTTGAGCCAGAACAGTTTGGCTTCCGACTACATGACCCACGAAATAGGGCTGCGCGATGACTTCACCCCCATCTGTGGAGCCTCCACTGGCAACCTGAACAATCTTCCTTGGATATCTATTCCTTTCGAAATCCTCTGACACTATTATTTACTCTAAAGCAACTGTCGCATGTCGGTAGGCATTTACGGTAACAAGCGTCTCGCGTCGGTCGACTTCAATGATGTCGACACCCTGTACTCCTATTCGTCATCGCGCGAGGAGCTAGGCGACATCCAGTTCACTCCTTTATACGGCAGTACCACCGAAGCTGAGTTCCGCAGGATACTGGGCGCTGATGGTGGCTACAAGCTGAAGTTGCCAGCGTCTGTTTTCAACAAGTTGGGCTTCTACCTGATCCTGATCAAGCCCAAGAGCTTCAAGACGGAGATAGTCGACTGCTCTTTCGTGGTCACCAATACCGACACGGAAATTCAGATATCCAAAAAAGGCATCGTCATACCCAAACTGCAATTCCAAAGCAGTGGTAGCCTTATCGGCTATCAGGTGGAGTACTTTGACGGCAATGGAGTGAAGATCAAGAACTTCCATCGCATCATCACATCAAGTGAGATAGTGTCCGTGAGTACCAACAATAACAACGGTAACGCCAACTCCACCAGCTATGTGCTGAATCCCAATGGGAACAACCTGTTCTTGACGTTGACCCCGGATGAAGCCAGTCTCATCTCAAGCCAGCAAAAGGCCGACCTTGGCAGCGCAGGACAGACCATACTCATCTCAAACACCTTCTTCGACCCCACCATGATAGAGGTGGAGATGGTAGATCAGACGCTTGAGACCCTGTCGTGGCAGTTGGGAGGCAATTCAGTAAGGAATCTGGAGACCGGAGAGTACTCCGTGTTCGACGATCAAGGCAACCTGTACAAGCAGTACTTGTTGATGACCAGAAAGAGCACCTTCACCAACGGCAACCTCGACATTCGTCAGGAGATCAAGGATATCAATCTCGATCAGACGTTCGACGACATCTCACAAGGCATCTGATCAGACGCGCTGTTCGACCGTTTCCAAGTACTCCTGCACCTCATCCGTAGGTCCTACCACCATTTCCACGTTCACCACGTCGATCGATGCGGCGATGTTCTCGAATACGTCTATGGTCACCGTCACTGGCACGATGGAAACCATTATCGCGGATTCGATTATAGCATCCACAGTCACAGGGGCGATAACGGCTGTGGGGAAATCCTCAAGCGTGCCAGTGACCGTGGCGGTCAATCCCGTGCATGGGGGCGACACTGGAAGCTCAACTTGGAATTCACTTCCCGCATTTATGCCTTGCCTGTAAACGAACCTCTGCCTGTTGTAGACGGTATTCCTGTACACTGTTCCTTGCGTTCTAAGGATGGTCGTGGCGGGAATGAACTGCTCTGAATAGACAAAGAAATTCGACTCTATGAGTTGAAGGAACGCCTCCAACTTTCTCATGTTCAAGCTGTTGGAGTCAGGCTCGCTCATGAGGTAGTAGTTCATGTAGATCCTGCGTAACTCCGGGTAGTGGTATGCCGTGTGGTTTCCAATGGCCGTCTTTCGCGATGGAACATGAACGTTCGACCTGTAGATGAAGTCCACGTACTGCGCCAGAGTCATGCCGGTTATGAAGTCCGGGTTCACCAGATCGCAATCCTCTATGGCGTACTCGAACGGAACGTTCATGTTCTCGAACTGGAAAGGCAGCCCAGAGCCCCATACCCAGCATGTTCCGCTGAGTTGGTAGTAGGTGAACACGTCGCACTCAATAGCCTTCGCCGGATCAAGAGCGCAGTCAATCTCTTTCGTGTTCATGATGCTATCGGTCATGAAGTACACGGTGTCGCCCGTCTGTGTCTTTATGTTGTCGACCCTTATCACAGGGTCAAACTCAGGCCTCCACTGGTCGATATACTTCCGTCCATCGCCTCTTCCTTTGCCGCCCTCTTGAAACTTGAACACACTGGCATCGTACTCTACGAACCCATCAGCGTTTATCTTCTGGGTCGACAGTATGGTGGCGCCGCTGAACTCATCGTAGATGACCGACGCATCAACTGTTCTCTCGATATCATAGACGAACTCGTTCAGCCTGATCAAGCAGTCCGGAGCGCCGATGAGGCGGAAGATGAACATGAGCGCATCACGAGTGCCCTTCTTCTTGAAGAGCCAAATGATGTTCACCAGTATTCTTCTCCACACCTGAAGGTTGTAGTAACCCAGCGAGTTGCCATCTTCGTCCTCATCCCCCGATAGGTAATTGAAGAGATCAAGCTCGTTGAACCCCCTTGGCAGTTGCAGGCCAAGAAGTTGGGTCAGCTTGTGCAGGAACTTGTCCGGTACGTTGTTCTCGCCGTTGTATGAAACAGTGTGCCCGAAGGCCAGTCCATCAATGTACCGCTTGATGATGTCGAACTGGTGCGCGTATGCCTGAACGATGTTCCTGTATACCGATTGCTCGGAGTCAAGCTCCAAGTAGTTCTCCGGCACCACGGACCTGATTAGCACATCGGTCTTCTCCCTGTCCATCCTGTCGGAGAAATCGATCAAGTCGTTCTGGTATTCATCGAAGGCATCTCCGAATATGTCGGGGTTGAAGCCGTCGACCTCCATAGGCCATGTATAGGTCACCGGGATGGTAGAGCCATCGTCATAATACGGATTGGGCATCAACCATGTTCCACGGTACAGAATCTGATACTCCAATGGGGATAGTGACTCCTTGAAGTTCGCTATCACCTTGTCGTTCGGCCTGATGTATATGTTGGTGGTGGAGGCTGTGGTGGAGCTACTGAACAAGTAGCCCATCACGGTGAACTCCAAGTATAGGCCAGCGGAGAACGAATAGTTCACAATGGCGTGCTGGGAGGAGCCGCCGCTGAGTTGCACCACGAAATCCTGCGTGTCCATCAGCAGGCTTCTGCCTTGGCGCGTGGACCCCGATGTCAGGATGATGCCGCCCATGTTGGTGATGGCGGTATATGGAATGCGGAATACCGACACCTGACTGCCTATGCCTGACTGTCCCGCTGTCAATGCGGTGTAACTGTATGCGGTTATGCCTGTCCCGTTCTGTCCGTTCTGGGAGAAGTTGTTGGCAAGCACCGCATATGGCCAGTTGTCGATGATATTGTTCATCGCAACGCCGACCTCCATTTTGAGCGAACCGAAGTAGACATAGCTGGTTAGCTCCCTGTCGGTGAGGTTCAACTCATTGGCATGAACAAATGTGGTGTCGCTCTCGGTGACACCGGACATGTTCATGCTACTCAAGCTCTCATAGCCGTCGAACCTCAAACTCGTGGTGTCGGCCGAGATGAAGTTGTCACTGAAGTCTCTCTCTATTCTGAAGGCCCCATGCGTGAAGACCGATTGGGACGCAGTCGGAAAGGTACGCAGGTCCTCGCCCGGCCTTATCCGGACTGAAAGAGTGTTGGCCGAACTCGGTTGTCCGAAGGGCATTCTGCTGAGAGCGTTTCCAATAAATAAGAGACACAACGTTTTTGAAGCAAAGTGCCTCATCACCCCACATCTTCGTTAACCGTTTGTTTTCAACGGACTGGCCAGTAAATTTTGACCAGTCTTATTTAGGTTAAACACGCTGCGATGTCATTTTTGGTGCAAGAGCCCACCACGTTCGTCAATATCAAACTGACTGACACCGGAAGAAGACTGCTCTCGCTCGGACAATTGACCTACAAGAAGGCCGTGTTCTCCGATAGGGAGATCGACTACTCCATCGACCGCTCGGGACAGTACAGCATTCTTCTCAATCGCGTCATGGCGCCAAAAGACGACCAGCCAAGATTGCCTCCGTTCCATTTTGATGGCACTCCAGCCACTCCCCTCTTGAGCCAATTGCTTGGCGGTGTTCATAGCGTAACGGCGACATGCCAATCCATGGGGTTCTATTCCGGAGGTACCAGCGTCACCGGAGACACCATACCCAGCGTCAATGATTATGTTATCTCTGGAACCCAGAGACTGGGATTGGGGAACACCAACGCTGGCAATTTCGATGGCACCAACGTGGCCGCAATCACCAGCAGTTCATACTCTCCCGGACCGGGCAATCTGGCTTTTGTGGTCTTCAGCAACCCATCCGGAGGAGGCGATGCCGCAATCACCTCTGATGCGCCATTCGTAGCGTTGTGGTACAGGATAACAGGTAGTACGAGCAGCGTAACTGCCGATCGCAATTTTCCTGATTTCAGCACCGCTGGCTCATCAGAATCAAGCAGGATGCACCATTATCCATGGAACGGCATCATGGAGTACTACGGGTCCGGGAGCAGTATGGACACCAAGGTTTGGAACCTCAACATCGTACGCTCCAGTTCCGAGATCGGCACTGCCTTGGGCGACAGCGGCTATACCACTTACGGGTCCACTGACTACAATGGCCAAAAGCACTTTCTAGGGTTTGACGACCACTATCGTCAGATAGGTTTCCTTCACTACACTAACGAGTACACGGGCAACACCTACGGTGAGCAACTTGTACCGGGTAGCGTGGAGGTCGACATGCCCCATTTGTTATGGCACAGGAACGCGGCTGTTGCTGGAGAGGGAGAACATGCGGGTCAACGGTTCACCGACAACAACAGCCCCGTGTTCTATGACCCCATCGCCGGAACAACATATACGCTGCTCATGGATGCTCCGCAAAGCGGCTTCACTGTGGGGCGTGTATATCCAAATCTGAAACTCATCGCCATAACGGACCCCGAACTTCTAACGGCTCTCTCATACAAGAGCAACAGGAACTGGACGTTACCTCCGTTGAACCTTAACTATCGTTCCACGCCTCGCGCGGGACTGACCATCAATGATGTGAGCGGATGCCTAGTGGATGGCAAAACCTACTATGTGACCTACCTGCCAGCGATGGACAATCAATGGGCGGCGAACACCTCTTTTGGGTACCAGCCAGCGCTCCACTGCGGTTACATACAGAAAATATCAGGATACACGGATTCTGACGGCTATTCGCCATACCTCTCTGCGAGGTTCTCCGCGCCCGCATTTCCTTACCTCAGGAGCGATGTTGGAATGACGACATACTCTGGTACAGGTTGGAACGCCAACTCCATGGCCATCCTGATCAAGGAGATCGACACGGATGCTGACTTGGGAGTGGACCATGTGGGTTCTGATGGATGGAAGCTCATAGGAACAGGGGGCGGCTATTACGTTGGAGGCGAAGATGGCGGCAACACCATCAACCCGTCCTACGCTCTGCTCAATGAGTTCATTGTCGACCAATCGGATGTCGACAGTGCCACTACCTATACACTCGACACCGCCTTCACCGAGCGCATCGATTATCAAGCCAGCGGGAACACGCTGGACATGACCTTCGGTAACGAGGCCTTCTTCTATGGCAATGTCAAGGCGTCGCTCATGCGGACCACCTATACAACGGTGATCACCCTACAGGCTCAGAACTCCGAGTTCAACTCTTCATTGAACCCGACCTTCTATACGGGAGTGGATACCAACACGTATTTCACCGAGATAGGGATATTGGACGACGACGATCGATTGGTGGCCGTAGGAAAGCTGACCAAGCCAACGCTCAAGAATGACACCCTATATCTCATCATCCAGTTGCATCTGGATTTTTGACACCATAGCTATTTAAGAAAAACGCGACAAGTATGGGTTACCTAGCTTCAGCATCGACAATATACGCGAGAGCCTATCTTACCGGTAGAGGCAGGGAGTACCTGTTCAACAACGGGAACATACGATTCAACAACTTGGGTCAAGACCTTTTCGAGATCAAGACCTTCACTCTGGGCGACCCGGATGTGAACTATCTCACCTCGGAGGTCCTTCCGGAAGGAGGAGTACCGGACCTGAGCGGAACGTACGACAGTTGTTTGAAGACAGCCTTGGACTACGAACAGAGGAATCTTCTGTTCTTCGAGAACTTCGATCAAGTCGTAGGCAACAACATCGATTATACAACTGACGCGAACGGGAACATCCTCAACGTGAACGTCAATCTTAACGATGGAGACATACCGGTTGGCGTGGATGGCAACACAGGCGGCGGAGGCGGCGGTGGAGGAAATAACCGTCCGCTGGTGACCCTAGACCCCGGTGGCAACGTGGTTTCCGTTCTGAACAACGGCAACAATAACACAGGTGGCAATGTCACCAACATTGATCCAGTAAGATAATGGCAACGAATCCCGCACCATCGACCATATTGAACAGGCGTATCATCTTCGCCACTGTGAACAGCACGAATGGCAACGTGATAAATGAGCCATTCCAAGTTTTCGGTCCCTACGCTCAGGGAATACGCATCACACGCCTCAGGACGGGAGACAAGGCCGTCATTCCATTGACTACGGAGACCGGAGAAGGTTCGTTCTTCATCAAGCTGCACTACCCCAACACTTCTAGCAACAATGCGTTGGTCAACAAGACCATGTATGTGACGTTCTGCACCAAGAACAACACCTATGACGATGGGTATAAAGACTATATGCAGCGCGTGCCAGCGGCATACGTGACGGCCATGAAGAAGTGGATCGACAACGGTAGAGCGCCATCGACCTCCGGTGTTATCCGCTATCGCAAATTGAGCTTTACCGGTTACGGCTCAGATACCGCTCAGGCAAACAATGCAGTGAGCTTCGAAATAAGGTTCAACTATCGTGGTGCCAATGTTGGCAACAACAGCAATAACAACAGCAACATTGTTGAGATGAACAATGGCAATGTGACGTTCGGGCCAAACAACCCCAACAACACCAACACGAGCGGTAACGTCAACAACATTAACACCGTCAGGTAATGCCAAGCAATTTCCATAAGCCAGTACAAAGTGTCATCTCCACGAGAAAAGAGACATTGGCGCCCGTTACGGTGAACACCGCGAGCCTCACAGGGCTCTTGTGGACCTTGGTAACGCGTACCGACCTGACAGCGTGGGAGACGAACTACACGTCTTCTTTCAATCTTCCATTCGAGCGTGATGCGTTCTCAAGCGCCTCTACGCTTTCGCTCGCCTATCCCGAGCTTCAGCAACTCAATACCGGCTCATTCCTGCTGGCATCCATCCATCCCGACCACTACAATGAGATGATCGATGGACGCTCGGTCGTTCTTGTTACTCCCAATGGCGTAACATGCTTGTCGTCCACCTATAACGTCTTGGCCAAGTCGGAGGACAATGCCCTGCTTGGCAAGAACATAGCTTTCTTGTTCGCTGACACCATCAATCGTCCATACACCGGTACAACGGATGGTGGTTCCGTCAGCAGAGCTACGGTCACAAGTTGGTCAGCAAGCAGTTATCTGGACAGACCAGCGGCCGTGTCCTACCAGAACTTGCAAGCGAACGACGTGTACACCGACCAGCGTACCAACGCATCGATCAATCGGGCGGTCGTCATGCCATATACGTATCCCACCAACACCAACCAAGGATACAATTACGACATACCCATCGGGTTCATAGCCTTGGATAAGGGCTTCGTGGTGATCACGCACCCCGCTATCGTGACAGCCATCACATGGACACAAGGACAGATGGTCAGGGCCACCGTCACCAACAACGTCGGTGGTGACACCACCAACATCGTCTTCTCCGGGAACGGCTGTGGTATCACCTTCTACGACATTGACGTGGAGTACAAGACGACCGTCGTAACAACCGCGCTTCCGGGCGAGTTCTACTTCAGCAGCAACCCCACATGGGACTTTGATGCGAACCTGAGCGAGTACCAGCTTGGGTCGAACAACTACACCGACACCTACGTCACGGAGATAGGCCTGTACAACCGCAACGATGAGCTAATCGCCATCGCCAAGTTGGACCGACCAAAGCTCAAGGGATACACGGGCGTGCTCACGTTCTCCTTGCAGATAGACGTGTAAGGTCGGCAGCGACTTGATTTCCGGGTCGTTTTTGTTGATATTTCATGGGAACACCCATGATAAACAAGACCACTCTCGCGCTGGACGTATCCACTTCCGTCATCGGCATATGCCTGTTCAATGAGAACGGCGACCTGCTCTCGATGGACTACATCAAGTTCGGGTCCAACAAGGAGCAGGACCTCTTTGAGAAGGCCGACCTCTTCGAGAAGAAGGTGTCCTATATCAATGAGCTTGTCATCGAAGGCGAGCCCGTGAAGGTCCAGTTCGTGGCCATCGAAGAACCTTTGCTCCGCGTGCAGGGGAAGCATAGCTCAGCAGCCACCATAGGCCTGCTCAACTTCTTCAACGGCATCATCAGTGACAGGTGTTTCCGCTTGTTCGGGGTCAAACCGGTCCATTACAATGTGAACCACGCTCGCAGCACGGTCCTGCCGGGATTGCCGAAGTCCAGTGAGACCAGCGCCAAGCAAGAGGTTTGGAAGAGGGTGTCCCGCATGGAACCCCAGATCAACTGGCAGTATGGACCCAAGAGTCGCAAACTCATCGACGAGAGCTACGACATGGTAGACGCCTACATCGTGGGGACGTGCCACATCCTGAACGTCATCAAGCAGGAGGAGCTTCTGGAAGCGAATCAGTCTTCTCAGTGAACTTATGATAGCGTACGCATAAAAATGTGTACGTTTGCGGTTGATGAGCGTCTCCATAGCCCACATAGCTGACATTCAGGTACGGTACGGTAAGAGGCACGATGAGTTCCAGACGGTGTTCACCAGAACACTCAAAGACCTCGCTGAGCGCCGACCCGATCGCATTGTACTGGCGGGCGACATCTTCCATGACAAGGTGAAGCTGTCGCCATCCTCCATTGACTTGGTATCCAAGTTCATGTTCGAACTCGCTGAGATAGCGCCCACGGATGTCATTCTTGGCAATCATGACCTGAACCTCAAGCAACTGGAGCAAGGCGACGCGCTATCGCCCATATTCGAGATAGCGCGTCGCCTTGGAAGGGAGGACAAGGCCGTAGTGGTCACCGATGAGAACAAATCCCTAATCGACTTCAGCCGCAGGGCCATCTACTACTTCCCCAACACGGGTTTCTTCGACATCAGCGACAAACTGGTGTATGGGGTGTTCTCCTGTAAGGACAACAAGTTGCTGAAGTTGGAGAACAAGGAGCCCGGCAAGACCTATGTGGCCTTGTGGCATGGCATGCTCTACGGCTGCAAGATGGACAACGGCTACGATGCCTCCGGCGATGAACTTGTGAAGCTATCGACGTTCGCCGGATTCGACGCTGTCCTCATGGGCGACATCCATGAGCACCAGACATTCGAGCGCGATCACTTCATCGAAGTGGATGAGGAGGACGTACAGCAATACATCCAAGAAGGATGGGAACCCGTAACGGCCAGAGTGGCTGTCTGAATCATGGCAACCGTTAAGCTCAGAAAAAAAATACCGTCTGCCGGTTATTCAGGATCACTTTTGCAGCAGGGGTATGGAGAATCCCTTGACAAGGGCTACCTGCTGTGGCACATCGATGGTCAGGAGGTGTCGAACGAGCGCCGACTGATCCCCAACGACTATGGGTGGTGCAAGATGACCATCTCACGCGGGGAGAACATCGAGGAGCGCCTATCGCACTTGCAGTTCAGCCACAACAAGCGGAAGACCAAGGTCCACATCGTGTACGAGGACTTCGAGGAGAGCTATTCGATCGAACGCCTCAATCAGATCAAGCAGTTGGTCAAGGACAAACATGGGTGCGAGAGCATCCACGTGGAGTTCCGTGAACTGGACAAGCAGACGCTCAATCCCGAGGAGGTCGATCAAGACGAGATCGATCCCAATGACATCGAGCGCATGTTCAACATGTTCCTCGACGAGAACGACTTCGACGTCGATGAGGATGAGCGCCGGGAGATCATCGAGTTCGCCCTCAAGCTGGAACGGGAGATCGACATCAAGCAGACGCACAAGGAGAACAGGAGGTATACCCTGTTGACCACGGAGGTCAGCAACGTGTTCTCCTTCCCTGTGGAGCCCACCACCATCAACTGGGACCACATGCGTGGCCTCACCGGTATATTCGGCGAGAACTATTGCGGCAAGTCCAACCTGATCAAGGCGGTGGTGTGGGGCATGTTCCAGTACATCATCGGTGGTGCGCACGCGAAGTACTTGATCAACATCTACACAAAATCCGACAAAGGCTATGTCCGCAACACCTACGACATAGACGGCATCCGATACCGAAGCACGCGGGAGGTACACAAGGGAAAGTCCAGCAACAGCTATCCGACCAAATTCGAGGTCTTCCGCGAGGCCATGGGCCCCGATGGCGCCATGGAGTACAGGTGGTGCAACACCATGTCTGACAACTCCACCGCCGATAACACGGAGGTGAAGAACATGATAGCCGATGCGCTCGGAACATACGATGACTTCATGAAGGTCAGCCTGCACGCCCAGAACGAGAAGGACGGATACCTCAACTTGGAGCAGCAGGAGAAGAATGACCTCATTGCGCGCTACCTAAATCTACACACCTATCGTGATCGTCATGAATATGTGAAGAAGCCATACAATGAGCTTCGCACAAAGCAGAAGCTGCTCGGTGAGTCGGTCGACATAGAGTTGGACATCAAGAGCCTCAAGTTACAGATAGAGGACAAGGAGAAGATGGTGTCGACCCTTGAGGAGGAGCGTCGGATGTGGACACAAAAGCAGGAGGATGCACAGAGCAAGGTGCTGGAACTCACGCGGAGTCTCCATAAAGTGGAGGACCTCGGGTACGACAGCAAGGACGCCATCATCGCCGACCACGCCACGAAGCTCACCTCCCAGACGACGCTCAAGTCGGCCATTGACCTCCATGATGAGTGGCTCGACAAGAACGTCCTGCGCGAACTTGAGGTTGACCCCAAGAGGACCACTGAGATATTGGAGGCCGAACTCGCTGAGGTCCGCTCTGTGTTCGCGACCGACAAGCAGAAGTACCTCACGAACAAGAAGTGGTTGGAGGACAACCCCAAGAAGGAACTGCCCAACATTGATGTCACCGCTACGCAGGCGCGCATAGACGAGTTGAACCGGAATCTTCGGGACTATCAGAACAAACGCCAGACTTTCCTCGGCAAGGATTGCCCCACGTGCAAGCAGGCCATCAGCAAACCGGACCCCAAGGGCGTTTCCGACATGGACGCCTTGATCACCGAGGGCAACAATGCGATCACGCGCTATCGCCAATCCATCGAATCGTTCAACACGGTCAAAGAGTGGAACCGCAGCTTCGACACCAAGCAGGTCCAACTGGATGCCCTGAAGGTGTCCTTGGAGTCGCGCAGCAAGATCATCGAGTCCATCAAGTTGGAGATGGAGAACTTCAAGAAGAACAAGGAGTTCATCGAATTGAACCGCATCATCGAGCGCAAGCGTCAGGAAGTCAAGATGTGGAAAATATCGCATGAACTCGGCCAGCGTGAACTTGTCAAGTTGGATGAGAAGATCGCCAAGTACGACAGTGTTGTTCAAGCCAAGGCGAACAACAAGCTGCTGGAGGCGGAGATAGAAACCCTGCAAGCACTGATCAAGACCTACAAGCTGTCCATGCATGGACAACAGACCCAATTGATGAGCCTTGCCGCTGATGTCCGCCTATTGGGCAATGCAATGGATGATAAGGTCAAGAAGCTCAATGAGGTGAAGACCGGGGACAAGATGTACAAGCTGTACTCCATCTACCTGCAAGCCGTGGAGCGCAGCGGGATACCAGCCATGGTGATCAAGAAGCGGCTTCCGATGCTCAACAACAAGATCAACTCCATCTTGCAGACCATCGTCGGATTCAAAATGGAGTTCTCCATCGACATGAAAGGCAACATCACGGAGTTGTTCTACAACACCGAGAGCAAGTGGGATGCGCTTCCGCTCAACAGCGGGTCCGGCTCCCAGCAGTTCATCGCATCGATCGCCATCAAGGATGCTTTGAACTACGTCAGCAAGCGCTCCATCGTGCAGCCATCCATCATGATGATCGATGAAGGCTTCGGCACGCTCGGCAATGAGCTACGCGAGAACATCATGACCATGCTTGAGTACTTGAAGGGCAAGTACCAGAACGTGGTCATCATCACACACCTTGATGAAGTGAAAGAGGGGGCCGATCATGTGATAGAGGCCATCCGCGACCGCAACATCATAATGGACAGCGCCCACGACCGGGACGAGCGCGCCGGGGTCACCAGATTGCATGTACGCCGATGAAGAGCTTGTTCGACATATTGCTGGGCGACATACTCAAGGGCGAAATGGACGCCAAGAAGGCCAAGAAGAAGACCAAGAATACCGAGGTCGCCGATGAGGAGCAGCAGGCCAAAACACTGAAAGAGCAGGCGGAGGCCGAAGTGAAGCGTCGGGCCAAGAAGAAGCTGGAGGAGGCATTCGCCAAGAGCGAGAGACAGACTGCGGAGTCGATGGCCATGGCAAAGAGGAGGATGCGTGAGATGAACAAAAAGGAGCAGGCCGCCGAGAAGCGTAAGGCCTTGCTTGACTCTCTTCAGGCGCCCACCAAACGGTTCCAGTGGCAGTATGATAATACAGGGGTGCTGCAAGCCTTTCATGAGCAACGTCAGGTGTTCAGCATCGAACGAGGTGCTTCCATGTACAAGATGTACCTCTCTGGTGCAGAGCCAGTTAAAGGGGTCAAGAGCTTAGCCGATAGAGCAAGAGGCGTTGGGGTGGGAAACAATTACACCTCCACCAACGTATATCAGTTGAAGGAGAAGGCCGAGAAGGTCCTCTCTCGCATCGAACTGCTCGAAAAACAGGCTCGTGAAAGGACCAAAAAGAAGATCGAACTGCTCGAAAAACAAGCCCGTGAAAGGGCCAAAAAGAAGTGATGTACTTCACATCTGATACGCAATTTGCTGACATGCCTCTATTTATGGGCATGAAAACAACTTCACTCCACAAGCTACTAGAAGAAACGAATGAGGCGTACTACTGGATGGGATTCATCATGGCGGATGGAACCATCAACAAGAACCATGAATTGAAAGTGACCTTGGCGGCAAAAGACAGACCCCATCTGGTTAGACTACAAAACTACCTGTCGATTGATCGCATATTCGATGGGTCCAACGATGGATATCCCAATTGTAAGATTTCAGCCTCAAACAAACCTGTTATAGACGAAATAAGAAAGAAGTACGGCATTGTCTCCAACAAAACTGAAAATCCACCATCCTTGGACTGGTTAACAACCAAGGGAGACCTGTTCTTGTCATTCATATGTGGATTCATAGATGGCGACGGCAGTATTGGAAGGCTTCAGAATAGAATGGACTTTCATCTTAGAATCAAGTGTCATGGCAGTTGGCTCAACAATGTCTCCATCATGAACGACTTCATCTATACTCACTTGAAAATCGCACACGAAAGGGGGCGGCCCAAATTGAACAATCAAGGATATGCTGAACTTTGCATTGGCAACACCCAAACACTAAAGCAACTAAAGACAGCAATCTTGAAACTTGGACTACCATTGTTGGTACGCAAATGGGATAAGATAGATTTGTCGTACATTGGCAAGTACGAAAAATCGAGAGTAGACGAAGATAAGATTCGAACCATGTTAGAAGAAAACAGGTCTAACGGATTTATAGCGAAGGCAATGGGACTATCGCAGAGCGGTGTCACCCTCATCATAAAAAGGCTTGGATACATTAGGGTTTGGCAAAAAATCCAACAATCAACATGACCTACTTTCTTAGTGATACCCATTGGGGCGAGACCCGCATCACGCCTGCTTTCAATCCGTTCTTCCGCCCGTTCAAGTCGGTGGAAGAGCAGAATGAGACCATGGTGGAGCGTATCAACGAGGTGGTTGGAGAGAATGATGAGTTATACCATTTGGGCGACGTAGCCTATACGGTTGAAGGCATCTCCTTCATGGACCGCATCAAGTGCAAGAACCGTACGCTCATCTTGGGCAACTACGATGTTGACGTGCCGGAGAAGATGCCGCTGTTGCACGCGGCGTTCAATGGACAGGTGTTCGACTCCATGCTTCGTCAATTCGAAGGGGTTCTGATGTATCTGAACCACTATCCTGCGAACGGGGCAAAGCATTCGGCGGGCATGCCACACGCGCTCAGTATCGTGGGCCACATCCACGGGCTATGGAAGGTACAGCCCAACATGATCAACGTGGGTGTTGATGCTTGGCACTTCCGCCCTGTGAGCCTCACAGAGATCCTGTTCGTCTACAACGCAATCCAACATCACTACGATAAACACGTCTTTCCATGCTGCGAACCGTCCACTCTGACGAAGGTCTCTCCATAAAGATCGACCGCGACCCCGCCATATTCCTTGCGGGTCCTTCACCACGCGGAAGAGGAGATGGCTTCCCTTCAGATTGGCGCGACGAGGCCTTCGCCATATTGAAGGATAGGAACTTCACAGGGCGCGTATTCGTTCCGCGACCTTCCACCGGAAATTCCACCACCTATGATGGGCAGATCGAATGGGAACTCCATCACCTTGGCCTTGCCGATGTCATCATGTTCTGGGTACCACGAAAGGCGCCGGATATGATGGGTATCACCACCAATGCCGAATACGGCTTGTACGTCAAGAGCGACAAGGTCGTGTATGGCCGCCCGGATGACGCCTTACAGATCCGATACTTGGACTTCATCGGCAAGAAGTTCGCTGACATCACGCCAACCAACACGCTGGAATCCACGATCGACGCAGCCATAGCATTGGCGAACAAGCGATCGAAGGAAGGGCTCCTGCCGCGCCTACTGCGGTGGTTCAAAGTCATGTGGCGTGTTATGCCACAGCTTTGATCATCGGATTCGGAGCAGGAGACTTTTCCGAATCCTTCTGTGGAGCCACCGCACCCGGCTTCTGAGGCTTCACTGGAGCCGCCTTCTTTGGTTCTGGCTTCGATGGCGCTAGGGGAGTGGGAGCCTGTCGCACATCGTTGCGGAAGAAACTCTTGATCATTCCTTGCCTCTTTTGTTGGACAGCATCCGGGGTATTGTCGGCATGTGACCTGTTGTAGTCATCCTGACGCTTCTTGGCGGTCGCCGCATTGAACGCGACCAATGTCTTGACGAACGCGCTGTCGTTGGGCTTATAGCCGCCAATGGGCACCTTGGTGTAAGTCTTCCCTGTGAAGAACATGCTCTTGATGTTGGCGGTGTTGAACAGGCGCCATACGTTCTTGGCTTCCGCGCTACGTTGACCCGTCTGGAGGGCCACCTTCTCGGATTGTCCCGTGATATGTACCCCGCGTAACATCATCCTGCCCTTTGGGTCTACGCCCAAAGCCACAGGCATGATGAGCCTGAATTTCGAGATGGGCATCTTGTACTTCTCGTTCTTGCTCTGGAAGAGGATGCCGACCTCCAATCCGTACTCTATGGCCTGCTGCATCAGTTCCTTGCTGAAGGGAATGCGCTCGTTCTTCCGAACGTAAGGGTCGCTCTCGGTGAGCAGGTCGGCCACGTCAAGGCCAGCCAACTCCATCAACCGCACCTTATAGGGCAAGCTCAAGTTCACACTCATAAATATGAACCCGATGTTCTATCTTTGTATTAGAGATACACTCATGACATCACTTGCGAAGGTTTCGGGTAAGAAGGAAATGCTGGCCATCATGGAACAGGCCAAGAAAGACGGGAAGAAACACATATCCTTCTCGGAGTTCGACTTGTTCAACAAATGTGGACACAAGCACCTTGTTTTCAAGCATTTGGCCTTGGAGACGGAGCCACCTTCCATACACCTCGCCTTCGGTGATGCCATACATGCGTCCATCGAACGGACCATCGAGGATTCTTTGGGTCTACAGAACAGGATCGACTTTTTCCGAGAGCGTTTCCGGAAGAACATGGATGACACCATGAAGGGTGAGCCCGCCTATAGTGAAATGGATGACTTCATGGGCCAAGGATGCAACATTCTCTCCATGATAGACTTCGAATCCCTGCTGCGGGACTATGAGGTCATCGCGGTGGAGGAACCGCTTTACCAACCCATCTACGGCAACTTCTACTTCAAAGGGTTCATTGACCTTGTGTTGAAGCACAAGACGACGGGACGCTACCTGATCCTCGATTGGAAGACCTCCACGGTCGCGTGGATACTGAAGTACAAGCTGGCCGATGTGGTGTTCCTGATGCAGATGAAGTTCTACAAGTACTTCTGGGCCCGCAAGCATGATGTGAACCTCTCGAAGATCGATGTGAAGTACATGGTGTTGAACCGACTGGCGGACAAAAAGAACCCAAAAAAGGGGTATGGAGAGCTACAGGAGGTTTCCATGACCAGCGCACAGAGCGAAGTGCGCGACGCACTAGAGTTGGTGGCGAAGACCATCAAGTCCATCCATCTGGACAAGAAATTCCCGAAGGCCAAGTTCGTTCTCGACGAGTACGGACGCATCCAGAATGACAAGTTCGGCAGGCCGCTCATGGATGACAAGCCCTGCATGTTCTGCAAGCTGAAGGGTGGCAAACATCCACTCTGCAACTCAAGCATAGATCAAGATCAAACATTGCTCGCGGAGCACGCGACTGTTCCCAAAACGGGAAAGTGAGCGTATTTATCTGGAAACTAGACCAATGGTAACTCAAATGACCGACAACATCTTCCGCTACTGGTGGTTGAGACTGTCGCTGATGTTCAATAAAAATGGGGTTGTGCGCCCACTGATGTCCAACGATGCCCGCTCAGCACTGATGGGCACTTATCGAGATAGGCACTTGTACATGTCGCCTTTCGCAAAGTATCGCATGCAACTGCTTGCTGGCGTTACGCCCGACCCGTACGTCAAAACAACCGCTGACGTGGTCCATACCGTGGATCACCGCATGACATCCTTCCTGCGCTCGTTGCTGCCGATGTTCATCATCAGATGGCATGAGGCGTACCAGAACAAAAAGAGAAAGGAGCGTTACCACAAGGAGTACAACTGGGAACCGACAATGGTGGAGGCCATGTTCTCTCCAAAACCGATGACCACTTGGCGGAAGCTCAAGATGAAGAAGAACAGGTTCCACTGGAAGTTCTGGAAGAACAAGCCGGTTCCTTCTCATTACACAGAATCAAGGATAGACCAACTCGACAAGGCGAAATATGATCCGAAGCGCAAGGAACATAAGGATTGGCTCGACGGCCATGATGTGTATGAGTCATTGAAGACCTTGGGAGTATACCCTATCAATGAAGAGCATGAAGATTGCAGTGGACTTTGACGGCACGAGCGTCACGCACGAATTCCCGTTGGTGGGCAAGAACATCGGTGCCGAGCATGTGATGCGAGAGTTGGTGGCCAATGGCCACCAGTTGATCCTTTTCACCATGCGCAGTGATGAGCATTCCATCGGGGATGAGTTCGCCAAGGAGATCGGTGTTGATCCATCCCCAGCAAAGAACTATCTGTCCGATGCCCTTGACTGGTTCAGGAAGGAAGGCATACCGCTCTATGGCGTGCAATCGGACCCTGATCAGACCAAGTGGACGACCTCGCCGAAGGCGTACGCGCACCTTTACATCGATGATGCGGCGCTGGGTTGCCCATTGAAGTCGGACCCGTCCCTATCGCATAAGGCCTTCGTGGATTGGAAGGCCGTCAGGGCATTACTGATGGAACAAGGATTTCTCAAGAACGACTGACATGACCTACAGAAAGGGCAGACTACGCTTGGAGGATTTCAACAAGATCCACGACTACAATGAACTGGACCTCGCCAAGCTCATACGTGAACAGGCGCAGGCGGCCGAGAAGCAGGCCGACAAGGTGGTCCGTGGAACCAAATCCGCCAACGTGGAAGTGCGCAAGCTCATGCATGATGTGATCAATCTGTCCTACATCATGCGGGACATGATCAAGGTCCGTATGGGCAAGTTCACCGAGAACAAGATGCTGTTGTCGATCATCGAGCGTGAACAGGCCACAATAGATGCGGAGAACCAGCGCACGGACGGATTGTCACAGGAGAAAGTGGAGGAGAAAATACAGCAAATACGTATAGCTGAAAAAATAAGGAGGGATCAACGTGAGCAAGAAATCAAAGAAAGAGCAGGGCCCGCTCAAGGTGAGCCTAAAGAAGCTCAAGACGAACTATGAGGTAAGGTATAATTACAGCGCGCTGCTAACGGAGTTCATCAAGACCTTTCCGGCCGAACACCGACAGACGCGCGTTGATAATGTCGTATTGCCCGATGGCACCACCAAGGAGGACTGGGTGCGAATCGTGCGCGACGTGCAGATAGGCAATCTGCTCGTGTTTCTCATCGATAACGGCATCGAGTTCAACCTTGAGAACGTCACCAACGCCGAGCTTCAGGACATCAAGAAGGAATATCATGAACGTCAGGACCGCATCAAGCGCGCGCTGAAGCTCAAGGAGGAATCCCTTGTCGTTACAGACGAGGATTACTCATTCATGAAGATGCCGCCGTATGAATATCAGAAGCGGGCCGTGAAGTTTTTCGAGATCAACAATGGCATATCCATCCTCGGAGACCAGCCGGGGGTAGGCAAGGCAATCGACTGTAAATCAGTCATTTACACACCTTCAGGCCCAATAAAAATGGGTGACATTCAAGTTGGACAAGAGGTGTTCGCCAGCGACGGAAAAGCTCACACAGTGACTGGCGTCTATCCTCAAGGAAGCATTCCATCCTACCGCGTGACCTTCACTGATGGATACGCTGTGGATTGCAGCATGGACCACATCTGGGTCGTGCGTGATATGAACCGTAGAAAGAAAGGTCGTGGATGGACGACCAAGACTCTGCAAGAACTGCTTGATTCCGGGCTCCAATATCCCATGTCCGCCAGCAGGGAAGGAACAGGCAGAAAGCTCATCAACAAGTGGGAAATACCCCTCACGGAGCCTTGCCAATACCCAACCGCCGACCTCGTCATCGCTCCATACATCATGGGTGCGCTTATCGGCGATGGTTGTATGGTAAGCAATCATATGGCCATTTCCATACCAGACTTCCAACTTCAGATCAAAGAAGAGGTAGAGGCGCTTCTTCCTTCTGACATGAAGCTCACCAGACACGAAGGCCAGTGTCCACAATACAACATTGTCAAACAGAACAGGACTGGTCCACAAGAAAACATTTTCAAAACTGAGGTCCGCTCCATCGGCCTTAACGTCAGATCGGGGGACAAGTTCATTCCCAAGAAGTACATGTACGGCTCTGTTGAGCAACGCATCGAACTGCTTCATGGCCTCATGGACACCGATGGAAGCTGCGACAAGAACCGAGTGAACTACCACACCACATCTCACGCTCTTGCCAAAGATGTAGTGGAACTCGTCCAATCCCTTGGCGGCATCGCATACATCAAAGAGTACGACAGGAGCGAAGAGGACAAACCCACGGAATACCGCGTTGACATTCGTACGCCCATGTGTCCGTTCAAGCTGGAGTCGAAAGCGGCACAATGGAATCCATCCGCTCAATACCTATCACGATACATCGAGCGCGTTGAATACGTGGGTGATGCTGAACAGCAGTGCATCTCTGTCGACTCACCTGATAACACATATCTGACGGAGCACTACATCGTTACGCACAACACCCTCAGCGCCATATCATACGCTGTCAAGCACAAGAAGAAGACGTTGGTGATATGCCCAGCTTCTTTGAAGTTCATGTGGAAGGACGAGGTCGCAAAATTCACTTCCGAGAAGGCCCATATCTTCCGCTACTATCCGAGCAAAAGGACCAAGGAGGTCAACCACAGCAAGGAGGAATCCCTGTTTCACGTGGTCAATTATGAAGGCATCGCTCCGTTCATACGCTTGGAGTACGAGCATACCTGCGAGGGAAACAAGATGGACGCGAAGTCCAAGGCCTTCAGGAAGTGCGGCGCAAAGATCCTGTCGCTCACCAAGTCATGCAAAGAGTGCCCCAACTGTGGCGGCACCAAGTTCAAGTCGCGCGTTCACGGCGTGCAGTACTTCAAGACGAAAGAGGAGGAGATAATGGATCCGGACCACTACGAGCTTATCGTGATCGATGAGTTCCACCGGATGAAGAACCCCAAGACCGATTGGACGCAGGTGATCAAGAGGGCCTTCAGCAGCATCCCGGAGAAGCTCCTGTTGTCGGGCACCGCCATCAAGAGCCGCCCCATAGAGCTTTTCGCTCCATTGAACTTCTTGGACCCCAACACATGGAACAATCGTCATGAGTTCGGCAAGCGCTATTGCGCGGCCTTCGAGGACCATTTCGGCTGGGTCTACGACGGTGTCTCCAACACCGAGGAGCTATACACCAGAATGGCCCCATTGTACCTCAGGCGCCTGAAAAAGGACATCCTGCCGGAACTGCCGCCGAAGACCTACACGCAGATCAGGTTGGAGTTGGAGCCGGACGAACTCAAGGAGTTCACCAAGTTGGAGACCGCCACTAAGAAGGTGAAGCAACAGGAGGGGGATGTGATCAGCGAGAAAGAGATCCCCAAGGGCTTCATGGAGAAGGTCCACCAGATCAAACTGCTCACGGAGACCATCAAGCTGGAGCGCGCCTCGGAGTTCATACAGGACATGATAGCGGCGAAGGACAAGGTGGTCATCTTCTTCGACTACCTGCCCACGGCGCAGCGCATTCTGGACCTCTTTGGCAAGAATGCTGTGGTGCATACCGGGAGCATGAAAGACGCCGACAAACATGACGCGGTGAAAAGGTTCCAGAACGACAAGAGCGTTAACGTGTTCGGCGGGACCATCATGTCCGCAGGCGTCGGTATCACACTCACCGCAGCGAACAAACTGATCTTCATCGGACAGGCTTGGACGCCCGCTGATATGGAGCAGGCGGAGGACCGCATCCACCGCGCCAGTACCACTCATGACAACGTTCAGATCATCACCTATCTGTGCAACGATACGTGGGACAATGACATCCACGAGTTCCTCACCAAGAAAGACCAAGTGGTCTCCAAGGTGCTGGACAACGTCGATAGCAAGAAGAAGATCACCTCCTACGAGGGAAGTCTCGCGCACATGCTATACAACAAGCTCAAGGCGTAAGCTGTCTTTCCGCCTATTTATGTGAAAGTTCACCATCCATGCCTATCGATTTCTCAAAGTTCACCCAAGAGGAGCTTGATCAGATCATCAAGGAAGAAGCGCTCAGAAGGCGCGCAGAAATGCTCTCTGAGAGCAAGAAGAAGGCCCGCATCAATCAGTTGCTGGAGGCCAAGAAAGCCCTTGAGACTGAACTGAAGACCCTGTCCGAGGACATGGACATGGAAGAAGGTCTTCTGTCCAAGCTGGGATTCGGAGGTGGTGGAGATGACAAGCGCAGACAAACCGTCATCGCCCTTCTGTCACACCCCGTCAAGGGCCCCGAACTATTGAGATATGCGTCTGACGAACAGATCGCGCAGTTCAAGCAGTACATGCCACAGAAGACTCAGGCCATCGATAACTTCCTCAAAGGCGGAAACAGGAAGGCCATCAATCCTGCTCGCGCTGAGAGCTTCATCAAGGTCAATATGGACGGAGCAAAGTCCGTAAAGTTCGACCCAGCGACCGACACCTATTCTGACACCACACAGTTGAGGGGGGCGAACCCCGGTAGCGCCTTCACCGAAGTCGATACGCCTCAGGCCTGACCTGAACGCTCCTCTTCGAGGATGTTATCCCGATAGTGGATGTTCTGTGACCACAGGGCTTGCACTCGGGAGAAGGACAAATGCAGTAGTCCCAAGTGGATGGCGCTTCCGATGGTCAGCGCCGCGTGACACCACATGGCGATCGGCGAGGCAGGGAGCGACACCATGAACAAGGCGAACGATACCCCGCAGAACGTGGAGATGATCGTGCAGTCCTTTCTCTTGGCATAAAGCTCGGTTAGAACATCATGTTGCATGCTGATGTTCTTGCTGACCCAGCGAATGTGTTCATCCACTGTGTCATGGACTCCCTCGAACTCGATGGAGGCCCTTTGGATTGGAGTTGTTACCCGCATATTCTGTTATACGAAGTCCGCATGGAAAATGTTTCATCCGAGGTCGAAAGACCCTTTTCCGGCACCCAAAAGACCCCTACCGGGTATCCAAAGTTAAGCATTTCGGAACAACCCATTTTGCTCTTGTAGAACGCCTTACCCCTACTATTTATTGGAAAGCGCCGTGATGTTGTTGAAGCTAGGGGATATGGGACCAGAGGTGGTCGAAGTGCAGAAGCTGCTCTCGTTGTTGGGCTATGATCTGATCATTGACGGACAGTACGGACCGCGCACAAAAAGGTCCGTTACAGCCTTCCAGAAGAGGGCCGGGCTAGAGAACACTGGCGAGGTCGACGATGACACGCTCAATGCCCTGAAGCTATCCCAGACGCGCAAGTCTGAGGAGACCGCAGGGCCACGCTCTTCCGCTGGGTATGACTTCCCCGTCAACACCCAGTACAGGCTTAACCCCAACCAGTACATCAAACAAGTCTTCGAGAAGACCCAGATCATCCTGCACTACACCGCAGGAGGTCCCAGCGCCAAAAACGTCATCGACTACTGGAACGGTGATGAGCCACAGATAGCCACCCCATTCGTCATTGACGGCAACTCCGCGTCAATCTATGAGTGCTACAACCCGGACTACTGGAGCTATCATTTGGGTATCAAGGGAACCAAGGGCCGCTTGGACAAAGCCTCTATCGGAGTGGAAGTATGCGCCTATGGCCCGCTAAAGGAGAAGGACGGCAAGTTCTACGCATGGCCTAACGACTACTCTTCCGTTGTGGTGCCGAGCGAGCGCATCTGCAACCTTGAGCGTGACTTCCGTGGATTCCATCACTACGAGGCCTTTACGGACCAACAGGTCATCGCCCTTGAGGTGCTCTTGAACTTCCTCATCCCGAAGTACAACATCAAGATACAGAAGTCCTTCGACTTCACTTGGTTCGACTACAATGAGGCGGTCATTCGCAACACGCTGCCCGGCCTGTGGAGCCACACCACGGTGCGCAAGGACAAGTTCGACCTCTACCCCGACAAGAGGGTCATCGACATGCTCAACCGCCTAGCGGCCAAATACCATAAGCCATGAAGAGGTGGGCCAGCATATGCTCGATACATCAGGTCACCGACCCCGATTGCAACATATGCAAGGCCGGGCATTGGGTAGAAGGCAGGCGACCGCTCATGGAGTCTGACCTCACCAAAGCGGAGATCAAGAAGCTCGTTGCGGACGAACTCAATGCCCGCATGGACAAGCTCGGCGACAAGTTCCCCGACAAGAACGACGTGAAGGAGATGATAAGGGACACCATCGTGTCCATGTACAAGCAATTGTGGCTGAAGTCAGCGGTCTTCATCAAGCAAATCTGAACGGGTCCGCTGTGAGGGCCTATTTATGTGAGATGCGCAAGGGACAAATGATAGAGTTGATACAGAAGCTGATCCATGACGAGGCTGTAGGCCAACTCAAGAAGAAGCGCGCGGCTTCTCCTCACGACCCGCCCGACCTGTCGGATGACGAACTCGACGGCATTCTGTTCCACGGGGGTATGCCCACGCTAAAGGAGGATTTTGACCGCGTGGCCAAGATCAATCAGAGCGACATAACCGCCTTCGAGCAGAAGATGAACGAGATAGTCTCCGGTTCGCAGAACGCTGTCTTGAACTTCGACCAACAAAAGAACGGTCACTCCATCCTCCTGAAGAACGAGAACGGAGTAAGTGTTGTGGCCAGCGGCACCATCTCCCTTGGTGGGGATGGTGACATCCGCTGGATGTTCTCCATCCCCAACGGCTTCCGCATCGAGACCAGTGGCCTGAAGGTAACGCCCATGAACCGCGACCTTATCGCTGACATGGCCAACTACTACGATTCATGGCAAAAGGACTGGAGAGCCAAGCTTCTCGCTCCTGATGGAGGTGAGAGCATGCAGGCCAAGGACAGTCAAGGGCCAGCCGCTCCAATGGTGGGGCAGCAAGGTGAGGCGCCGGGCGGGCCAGAGACGCCTCCGGGCGGAGCGCCTAACCCGATGGGTGTCTGACGTTTTAGTTTGCTCTTAGCTGAGCATATATTCTCCTTCGATTTGCATACGATCAAGCAGATAATAGAGAATCAGAAGGAATTCCGCGATGATATCGTAGCCTTCCTGAAGAAGGACCTGTCGGATTCCCTCAGGACGCTGCGCGAGATGAAAGCTGATGATCCCGAGATCACAGAATCCGTACAGCAGATGCGTGCTCGCGTCAAGAACATGAAGACGCCATCCATCTCCAGCTTGTTCTTCATGAGCAAGGACAAGTGTGGCCACTACGCTTGGTGGAATGCGGACAACGAAGAAGTAATCATATACAAGTATGACTAAAGCGAACAAGAAGAACGATGTTAAACTGCTCATTGACCTTGTCTATGATGGGACGATGAACCAATTCGAGGAGTTCTATGGCGACTCGGTCTCTTACCATGACTTGGAACAGGAGAGCTACATCGAACTGAAGAACGTGTTGACATCCGAAATAGGACGCATCAAGTTCCGCAAGGCCAGAGAGATAATCACCAAGAACGGCCTGACATGCAAGTTGGAGATGACCAACCCTCAGTATGACAAGTTCATGGATATTTATGAGTGCGGTACGAAGGACAGAAAGTCGAAATTCTCCTTCGTATACGGGTTCAAGATAACCAACGTACGAATAGATACCGAGCCAGATGAGCAACCAAGCGGCAATTGACTTCCAGACCCAGCGCAGGAGAATGATGGGCATACCGGAACGTGCCGGTACAATGTCCAATGCCCGTCCCGACAGCAGCTACGGCGACGGCGCTGGCATCATGGCTCCACCGCCTATCCACAGAAGTGTCCTCATGAACCGTTTCGGACACGTTCTGAGCGGTGGGCTCAAGGACAAGCTCAGCGAGTTGGACAGGGCTCAATCCTTCCAGTTCGGAATGGAAGCTCCACCACGCATAGGCGCCAACTTCCATAGACCCGAGAACAGCGAACAGAACTACGTCGATCGTGGTGGGAAAGCGGCAGCGCTTAACACCAACACCATGATGCCAGCTAACGATCGTAGGCGTCAACGTCCGCGTGGCCCACAGCAAAATAAGGCGGGGTTGAGCGACGACAGATACCGAGTGAGTGTGGAGGACCCTGTAGCTCTAACAAAGGTTGGAGTGCGCACGGACCCGGAAGTCTCTCGACTCACACAAGAGGTGGATGCATTATTCGGTGGAGGCGGCGGGTATTCTGGCGGCTATAAGGCTCAAGGACCCCTGATGGCAGAGCGTGGACACAACACTGAATTGGGAGACGGTTACGCCGCTTCCGTTCCGTTCAATCCCATGGCTCAGATCATGAACAAGGTCAGCGCTCGGGGCAGGTCCGCAGGTCTCGACTACCGTGAACTGGAGGGAGATACCGATGTGATGGAAGGTGACGATGACCGTTATCTCGCCAACACCGGTGGTCGTCAACAGTATGATCAGCGACTGATGCAGGAGATGGCCATGTCCATGGCCAAAGAGATGATCAAGACCGTGCTGGACGAGAACAAGGGCAAGAAGTACTTCAAGGAGGTGAAGACCACGCACAAGTTCGACAACCCCAGCGCCAAACTCATTGAAATGGACGGCGAGTACTTCCGCATGGACCTCAAGCGAGTGAAACTCAAGCATCCCAAGAAGTAAACAGGCTTTTTCGCCTTATTTATTGTCAAACCATACCCGATGGCTCAAATTAGAAAGGTAAACGTCGATGGACTTAGAGCCATCATCAAGCAGCGCGTCACTCGCATCATGGAATCCGAAGGCGTCAAGAGCCTTGGTGACCCAATGAAAGTGAAACTGAACACCATGGCCGATGAAGGAGGCAAGCTCGGTACCACCGTTGGCGCCGACGACCCAATGAACGTCGACATGAACACTGAGGCCGAGAATGGCACTGAGGCCACTGGCGCACAGGTGAAAGTGAAGGCGGGCGCTGCCAAGGGCAACAAAGGCCCTACCGCTGGTCAACACACGGCCAACATGGAAGAGAAAGACAGCGCAGCAGCCTCCGTAAAGGCGGGCGGTCCGTTCGTCGAGAAGCCCAAGGAGGGCATGAACAAGATGGATGGCACCGACGAGAACGCTGGAGCCAAGACCTTTGTGAAAGCTGGTGACGGTGGAGTCGGAGACCAACCCGCTACCACTGGTCAAAAGAAGGCCGACTTCAAGGAAGACGCGCCAGAGAGCGATGAGAAGAAGAAGCGCATCGCCGATGCCATCCAGATGAAGGAAGGCACCACGTTCAAGAACAAGGCAGAACTGCTGAAGTACATCAAGGAAGAGGCGAAGAAGATCTCCGAGCTTCTCTGATAGAGATATCCAAATTGAAGAGAAGGGCGCAGCGATGCGCCCTTCCTCGTTTTACACCTCGTGCGCATATATTTCCTCTGATGGAAACAGCGATTGATAGCATATTGGAGAAGAAGGAGGTCATGGACCTCTACTCCTTCGTGTACGAGGAGGCCGGAATGAGCAAGGTAATCTGCAAGTGCGGGGCCCGCTTCGAAAAGGAGATCAACTACGGAGAGCGGCTGACGGAGGCGGAGGCCGAATCTTTGGCGGATATGAAGGAACTCATCATGTTCTCTACTCACGAGAAGCTCAAATGCCCGGAGTGCGAGACCAACTTCTTCATTCAGGATGAACGGGCGCGGCTCATATCGGTCGGCTCATACTTCATGGGCGGCTTCTCGTTCAAGACGTGGATGGGTGAAGGCAAGCTATCCTTCTGGCGACTTAAGTCCTACATCGATCCAGTCGACGCATCCGTCAAGTTCATCAAACAAGAGAAGTCCATTGAGGTGATGCCAAAGGAAGGAGAGGTATGGTATGAGCCTTTCCCTTGGGAAAACAAGCTGGCGCTCAGACATGGAAAACAATTGGATCTCGACAATATCGTCAGCGCTGTCGAAGAGTTCTTCGCGATGGACACCGTAAGGACCATCTACGACATCCACGAATTGCACATGTTCCTCAATTGGCTAGGACATGTCACTCAGGACGCCAGCAAGATGAACATCGTTGGGGAGATACTCGCCCCGATGCGCAACAGGATCAACGACGCCGGGTTCGATCAGATCAAACGCGCGCTGTGCGTGTTCTTCTGCATCCTGAAGTTCCCGAACCTATCCACCATAGCCCTGACCAAGAGCATAATGTTCCTGTCGGACCTCATCATGAACTGCGACATGCCTTCATCGAATGAAATGAAGGAATCCGGATCTACGGCACCGCTTGATATTTTCAACGACCTCACTGGGTTGTACCTAAAACGCATCAAGAACGAACTTTCCAACGACAGCAACAGCGTCAACGAGTATGTGTTCCGACCCTCTGAACACACGCCCGACATAGCATCTGATGGAAAGATAGTGCTCACCGATAAGAGCGCGGCCATCATTCAGGACAAAGACATTCCCGACGAGGCCCCCAAGAGGATCAACATCAAGACCGACATCAATCAGGACATGCCTTCAATGGCGTTTGTCGACAGCGCCTTCACGACAGCCTCTACGGCAAGCCACACCACGCTCAACATACGGGTGCGCGACCAAGAGAAGCTTGACAAAATGCGCACGCGTCGCATTGCCGAGGCAGGACGCGGTGAGCGCGGTGGGAAGTCGGACGTAACATCGGTGATCGAGGACGGCACCATCACCAAGTACATCTACGATCGTCTCAGGACCTTCGCCGACTATGCGCGATTGGTGAAGTTCTTCAAGTTCTATGACAAGCAGGAACTTACGGACCTGATGAAAAAGTATGAGATCGACTACCTCATCAACTTCATTGAGGTGGCCTACTGGCGCGAGAAGATGGACGAATCTGAATTCTACAGACTATCGAAGATCATCAAGGACTTCATCCGTATACAGACCGTGGGCAAGCGCATGTTCCAAGAGAACATGAACGAGGTGGACGAGAAGGACCTCGACTACTCGCTCATGGAGCGGTTCGACTTCACCATCTATGATGACTCCATCTCGATGCTTGAGTCGCTTCGTGACCTGACCTCCAAGGCGGATGCCAAACCGGCCGACACGGACGTGGACATGTTCGATCGCTCACGCTACTTCGACAAGATACGCGACTACAAGAAGCTGAAGAACTTCCACGATAGCCTCGCTGCCCAATATCGATTGATGGAGAGCAGTGGTCTGGAGAAGGATAGCTCCTATCACAAGTTCGTGAGCAAGTACGAACGGTTGGAAGAGAATGGCGACTATGACGGCCCGATCGAGGTGCAGCTTTTGCGCACCATGAGCGACTTCATGAAAGAGGGGCACATCATGATGAGTTCTCAGGCGCAATATGGCGCCAAGGTCTCTCAAGGCATCTATCTGGTGGCGCGACTGCTGGACCACTCCAAATCGGATGATCCCAAGGAGGCTCGTCGGTTCACGATCGGCTTCACCGTGGACAGGTTCGGCTTCTTGGAGTTCGACCAACTCAAGGAGTACAAGAACGCGCAAGCCAGTGACACGGTCAAAGAACACGTGCGTCGCTGGCTGGAGGCAAAGGACATCACATACGATGAGCGCACCACTGACATCCGATACCGAAACCGTTAAGTCCTTCCTATACGACACAGAGAGGGAACTGGTGGGGTTTGTTGAGTCCCAAGGCCAACGGGTGCTGGCGTACTACATGGCAAAGGGGAACGTTCTGGAGAAAAGTTGGACCACCCATGGCGGAGGCATCAAGAGGTCGAAGGTGGTGTTCGACAAGCCCATCTCCTTGTATTATAGACCCGGACCGATGCCAGACTTGTACACCGTCAACGCCTTCTCTCGCAAAGACTCGGTTGGCATGCCAACCGTGGTGGAAAGGGCGGACGGCGTCAACGGCGTCATCGGCAACTACTCTATCCGCCAAGACCTGATTGAAGACTGGAAGGCCAGACTGAGCGGCTGAAAGCTATTTATGGGTGATGAGACCCGATCTGCGCAACAAGGTGCTGAAGTTCCTCAATGAATCTGAGGGCCACACGCACATAGACCACTCTGTCATCGGTGTCGTCCGGGACGTGAAGATCAACCCTGAGGAAGACTACCTACGCGTTGATTTCCAGACCACTTATGGTAAAGAGGCATCCATATTGACCAAGTACGGCCAGTTCAAAAAGTGGTTCGCCGCCAACAAGGACAAGTACGCCAACGTATTCAAGGCCTATGTCATCCACTACCTGAAGCACTCCGAAGAGCAGCTTCAACCCATGGAGGAAATAGTGGATGGTGACGGCAATCTCTATGGGGATGGCGATATCCCTCCGAACGGTACCGGCAAAATGGTGGGCCAATCGGTCTGGGACCTAGATAAGGTCTATCAGAGCGGATTCTCCCGCCCATCCCGTATGTACAGCGGCGATCTGGGAATAGGTATAATAACTTGGTAATCATGAACACAGATAAGAGGCTTCAGAAGGAATACGAGCAACTCCGCAGGAACTGTGGACTGCCAGAGGTGAACGAAGCGTTCACCTCCACCAACAACGGTGCTATGGCGCAGACCGTCAGCACCATAGGCGCTGGCAAACAGCAGTGGGGCAACGTTACCGACGTTACCGGTGCGCTGAAGCCCGAGGAAGGGCTAAAGATCGCCATTGAGCGCGTGCTCACAAGCGGGGCGCCCATCAACAATGTGTCCTTCTACGATGAGATCAATTGGCACCTGAGCAACCTCGGGTTCCCATCGAAGCTTCCTCTTGACATCAAGCAGGCGCTTCTCAAGATGGTAGAAGGAAAATGACGGACAACCTCCATAGCATCGTCAGGATGTTGATCAAGGAGGCATTGGAGTTCGACGACAACAAGACCTTCACCCCTCCTCATGAAGTGATCAGCGCGGCCCAAAAGGCCCTAGAGACGGTACGTCCATCCTCCATGAACGGCGACAAAGGGAACGGCGCTGACAAAGCAAGACGACTGGCTGCTGGCGAGACCATGACCTTCTCACAGATGAAACGGCTGAAGTCCTTTTTTGACACCGAGGAGGAGACCAAGGGCCAGAACCATGCGGCGTGGGAACTGCACGGTGGGGATGTCACGTACGCATGGGTCAAGCGTGAGTTGGACCGCATCCGCGATGGCAACCTTCGATCGAAGAAGACCGCCCGGACCATGGGCGGTGCTGGGGTCAACATGGGTATGGGTACCATGGACACCAATATGATGAGCGCCACCCGTACAAGGGAGAGGTCCGCGTGGAGCGCCGTGAAGAACAGAGAACAGAACGCAGAATAGTGTCTTGGGTTTTCTCATGAAAGTCATTACTTTTGCTGGGAAACAAGAAGCACATGAAAGCAGAAGACTTTGCAATGGCGGACGTAGAGGCCGTCACCCCTGACATGCTTGGTCCCATCGAGTTCATGGACGCCGACGACGAGTTGGCACCCATGGCCCGCAGCATCCAGAGACAGACCCCTCACAACTACGACCTGAACGTCGACAGGATCAAGTTCCTGTATACCAGTAAGTCGAAGAAGGAGGGTGGCAAGTTCACCATAGGCGAACTCTCGGCGCGCAGCGAGAAGGAAAGGGCCGTATTCGATGAGTACGATTACGTCCTGACGGTGTACTACCCTACGTGGAGGGAACTGGACAAGAAGAACAAGTTCATTCAACTGGACCGCCTCCTCTGCGGCGTTGATGTGGAGACCAAGGAAGTGGGCATTGACGTGACCACCAAGATCAAGAAGGGCCCGTTCGACTGCCGCGAGTACATGGACAACATGCACTATTGGGGCGCCGACGCCGTGCTCAAGAGCAGCGAAGTGGTCCACTTGGCCACGTCGCGCATCGCCGAGCAGGCCAAGGAAGCGAAGACCAAGACCAAGACCAAGAAAACGAAAGAGAATGCAGAACACTGATAAGGCCATAGAGGCACTGATGCACTTGTTGATGGATTATGACACCAAGCGCAAATCCATGTATGGTGAGATCAACACGATGTTGAACACCGCCACGTACATGGACCAGCAAAAGGTCATCGATTACTTCAAGGAGCGAATCGAGCGCGCGGCCGATGCCGAGCAGAAGTACACCATCACGTACAATCTGATCGCACAGGCCCACGCCGAGATCCAGAAAAAGAGGCAGGAGGCGGCGACGGAAACGGCACAACCATCTGAGTAAGCAATTGTGGTCATTATCTTCAAGGCGACATGCGCACTATTGATAGTGGCCGTAGGGCTGTTGTTCCGCCATTTGTTCCGGGATTGGAAGCAGGCTAGAGCGACCGATGTCTACATAGAGAACACCACTCCTATGGACAGGCTGAAGTACAATGCCGTGTTCTACATGGTGAGTGCCTGCCTTGCCTTGATCATCATTTTCTTCTCGTACCTTTTGCTCTGCAAAGTGACCATATCGGGTCCGTTCGAGTAATGCTGAAACGATTGTGGAAACTCTCTATTCTGCGGTTCTACTGGCTCAACACCACGTGGAACGTTGGGTTCTGGATGAACTCCAAACCCTTCTATGAGCAGAAGCACTACTCGTATATGGACGAGAAACTGGACCTCGACAAGAACCTCGACAACGTGAACCTCCAGTTCCAGTTCGACACCAAACGCGGGACCTACAACAGGCTCAAGGGCTATTGGTACAAGGGAGGAATATACATGGACAATCCCGGTCCTCAGTGCTCTGTTGATGCCGAGACACGTGCCCACTGGTTGAAAAAGAGATGGATATGAAGCCATTGTTCCGAGTGATAATCGCTGGCTCCCGCTCCTTCAGTGACATTGAACTCATGCGTTCCAAGTGCGACGCCATCCTGAAGGCAAAAGCCGACACGCATGACATTGCCATCGTGTCTGGTACCGCTGGTGGAGCCGACAAGATGGGAGAACAGTATGCGAACGAGCGCGGATATCAAATCCACCGGTATCCTGCTGATTGGGTCAATCACGGAAAAGGAGGAGGCATGATTAGAAACGCTCAAATGTTACAATCAGCCGACGCAGTCATAGTATTTTGGGACGGAATAAGCCGTGGCTCTGCTCACATGATCAACATTACTGAAGCCAAAGGGATTCCTTTGAGAGTAATCAAATATCACCTTTAGTGGTTCTGTATTTGACCAACCTATTCATCCACTGCTCGAACTCCTGTAATGGGAAGCTCATCTTTGCGTAGTTGCAAAACTTACAGCAAGGATAACAGTTTGATAGCTCGTACCCTATCGAACTATCTCTTCTGTCTATTCCATTGTATGTAATGCCTTTCTTGGCCTGTTTTTTCTTGAGCCATTGCATCGGTGGAGTACCGCAATAGTGGCAGTTTTTGACTATTATGTCATGCATTTGTTCAATAGAAATGTTGAATGACAAGCCTCTGGCTATAGCGCCTCTTCTATAGCTGCCATACAACGTTTTCAACGGTGATTTTGTTGATATGGCATCCTTGCATTTGAGACAAAACCCTCTTCTTCCTCTTTTAAGGTCGCTTGATGTTGCTCTACACTCTTCACCGCATGAACAGTTTAGCAGCCACAATACATCTCCGGTGACAGCGCGAGCGCCATCATCCTTGATTACCTTCAAATTACCGAATGTCTTGCCTATGATGTCGTTTTTTGGTCTCATGCACCTAAATAGGTAGTGTTTGCCAATCAGCAGGATTGAATCATGGTTAATCGCGTGGTGCGGTTCTAGGCTGTCCTTGGCGGAAAACAAGGCTATTTATGATGAGCAATCGCTCATCAATGGCCAAAGACACGATCTACAACAAGGGAATAGTCCCAAGAGGGGACGAATTCAACAAAGCATTGGGCCTCAAGGGAGAGGTCATCACCTTTGTTCGTGAGACCTTGGAAAGCACCACTGAGGAGGCTTTCAAGGACGCTGGGTTCCCACAAGCGGACAAGCCCGCTGGCGTATACGCCGATGGCCGCGCATGGGGCATGGGAGCAGCCACGAGCCACTTCAACGTGAAGATAGCCGGGCAGACCCAGTCCATGATGGAGAAGATCATATCCTTCGGCGGGAAGCGCATGGGTATCGAGATACACATCTCCATTCAACCGACAACATCAACAATGGAGATGCGGTACCGCACCACCGAGGCTTCGGCCTTCCGTGGTTACGGTAGCCCAACTGGCCCCATGATGATCAATGAACAACTGCAATTCGACCTTAAAGACATGGAAAAATTCAAGAAGGAGTTCCAATCCAAGATGAAGGAGTTCGCCGCCAAAGAGGCTGCGTACATGACTTCCACGAAGCTGGGCACCGAGGACCCCATCGAGAAGTCCACTGCGTCCATGGTAGAGAACAAGCTCAGTATGAACGATGTTCTTTTCTCATCCGATGAGGACTTCATCAACAAGGTGACCTCCATGAAAAACGAGTCGTTCGCCTTCCTTGAGTCCCCATCTACTACCGACCCCTGCCCGGAGGACAATTTGATCCTTTCGGACGAGATGGATGAAGTGGCCTTGGATGAAGTTGCGAACGACAAAGAGGTGGATGAGGCTATCATCGGTCAGGACGTCGTGATCACCAAGGTGGGAGACCCCAACTTCGGACAGTCCGGTGTGGTCAAAAAATGGCATACCAATTCCAACGGTCACAACTACATCTATTACACCATAGACATTCATGGTGCCCCACCGAGCAAGATAGCGCCAGAGGGATACCTCAGGTCAGAGTTCGACACGCTGGAAGGCGCCATGACCAACGAAAGTCTGCAAGCGGCCATCAAGGAAGTCACCACTGCTGGCGCCGGAGCGGGCTCCATCGGAAACATCGGATATGACGCGCCCATCGGAAAGCCATCCAAGAGGAAGTTCGCCGACACCGAGTATGGCAAGCGCAAGCGACTGAGGGAGGGCATCGGCAATTGGAGCCCACGTATCGTTGAAGGCACGGATGGATTCTGGACGGTCGTTTCACAGGAGACCCTGAATAAGTACAAGAAAGACCACATCATGGGCGCTCCCGGCGCTGAGGACATCGAGATCAACAGTGAGGCCGAGGAGGAGTACAACAGCGGCGGAATACAGAAATTCCCCCAAGGCAAGGCTTTCAAGGACGGAGACTTTGAGCGTCACAATGCCGCCAAGAATGAGGCTCAGATCAAGCAAAAGGAGAGCGTGGAGCGCTACATGAGCATTGATGAGTCCGTGCGCAAGAGATACATCCACGAGACGCCAATCACCGAGGCGGAGCGCAACAGTCGCTGGGAACGTCTGGCGACCATCGATCAGAACGAGACCATCAGGCGCGCTGAGAGCGTAACTCCAGACAAGAAGGTCATCTCCGAGTCAGTGACCCGCAAGGTGAACGACAATGAAGAAGTGGTCGACATGCGCAACGAGAACATCGAGGAAGGCGACAAGATCGACGGGGACAACATCATCAAGGTGTACAAGAAGAACACGCTGTTCTCCATCGAGCACCTCGTGAAGGAAAGCGAGTACAAGAACACCAAGTGCGCCTACATTCATGACTATCTCACCGGCACTCTGGTGAATAACCCGAACTACCAACCTGTGTGATCGGATCGGCCACATGAGCACAAGGGGCCGCAAGGCCCCTTTGTTTTGACGCAATACCAAGCTATTTTCAGGGAAACAGAAACCAGTCAAATGCCAGATAGACAGATCAAGAACATCAGCAAGCTACAGCACGCCCTTCCTGTACACGTGAAGGGCGATGTGATGGGCCGTGACATCGTGGTGCAACTGTCTGCTGGCGAAGTGTTCTGGTGCCCTGATGAGCGTGATACCAAGTCGCTTCTGGTGTACACCAAAAAGGGATTCTTGGAGCTATCGACGACAGCCAAGCCCAGCGACGCGAACTATTACGAAGCCTATCCCGATGGTCATTGGGCACGGGTGGAGGCCCAGTCCGACCCGGTCGAGCAGACGGAGGTCGCAGTGGTCGTGGAAGATAGCGAAGCGACCAGAATCAAGTGGGAAGACGATGAGATCACATACCTGAAGAGGGTCTATCCCAAACATGGTCTCCAGCATTGCGCCGACAAGCTTGGCAGAAACAAGCATTCTGTGAAAAAGAAGATAGAGGCTCTCGGACTAAAGCGTATCAAGAATGATCAAGTCTGAATACAAGATCAACAAGCGTGATTTCAACAAGAAGCGACGTAGCATCTTGAAGAACAAGATAATACGCACCCTGAAGGCGTACACGCTCAGGGATTTCTCGGTCGATGAGGAGAACAACACCGTCAAGTGCAAGATAAGCGTCAGCAAGTATGGCATTGTCAAGGAACTGGACAAGCAGTACACGGTGATCTACTACACGACCGACATCCCCGACAATGATCTGGAGGTGATGTTGAAATTGCATGCAACAACGGTCTGAATTCACCGCTCGTGAACTCCACATAAAGGGCCTGTTCCATCCCAAGTTAATGGGTGATGCGGAGGCGGAGGAACTTGTACGTCGCATATCCTCCATCGGCGACAGGTTCGGCTTCGTCGGCAATCAAGGGAACGATGACCGCAGGAAACACAAGTATGATGTGTGGATAGCCAATCAGGTGCGACGCGAGCTTATGATGGACCCTCCGCGCAACACCATATTGGACAGGGAGGGCGACCTGTTCCTTATCATCGACTGGGCCATCGAGACTCGGCCCAACCTCTCCTCGCTCAGTTACGAGCAGGCGTTCGAGCAACAAAAGAGGTGGATAGAACGCCTGCTCGATCAAGGCGTGGTCCGACCACAACCTATCGACACGGGGCGCGTGATATACAGATGCTCCAACGGTTGCTTCCTGTACCTCCTGAAGCCCTCCGATCTCCAGTTCGAAGGATACTCGATGGGACATTGCGTTGGTACCCACGGAGGCCATTATACGAAATTGATCGACAACAACCGTGCTTTCATCGTATCGCTGCGTGATGAGAACAACATGCCACACGTCACCATCGAGATAACCTTGAACCACGGACCGAACGGACGCGTCAGCGCCACTGTACTGCAACAACAGGGCAAAGGAAACAAGGAGCCAGTTGAAAAATATCATGAAGCTCTGCGTGAGTTCGTGCTCTTCAGCAATGGCGCAATGACCAGCCATGATGCTGATTTCCTGACCAATACGAAAGCTTGACCGAAAAGGGTAGGGGTCTATTTATGATGGACCCCATCAGAACGCTATGCCATCAGGCGCCACCCTGCTCATAATCGATCCACCAGATACCCCGAACGAGGGCAGGTATAAGATCAATTACAACTTCTCGATACTCGCGTTCTCATCGTTCACGGGCATATCTGCGAGCAAGTTCACCAATGCCAACCCGACCACTGCTACAGTGGGCGGCATCCCTGCTGGCACGACCTTCGTTGGCGACTTCTACTTGCAGGACATGATGGACCTGCTGCTGTACCCAGCGGTAACGCCCAATTTCACATCGTTCCTGATAACAGCGCAGTCCACGTTGCTGGAGGTCGGAGACACTGTGGCGGGCTCCAAGACGTTCACGTGGGGAATGGCCAATACCGCTGACCTACAAGCGAACTCCATCTCAATTGAGGACACGACCAATTCAACGGTACTGGCTTCCGGACTGGCCAATGATGGAACCGAGACCATCTTCCTGTCATCCGTCACCAAGACCACTCCCGACTATAACGTATGGACCATCTATGGTCAGGATACCGACGCGAACGTATTCAGTCGGACTTATACGATCAACTGGCAATACGCGGTCTTCTATGGGATAAGCGCCAGCTTGACGCTGAACGCCGCTGCCATCGTGGCGTTGGCCGGAACCGCTCTGGCGTCCGACATCGCTGGGTCTTATTCGCTTGCTGGAACAGGATACGGGTATCTGTGCGTACCCAACTCATTCTCTACACCGAACGGATTCAGGGATTCCACCACGAACCTGCCCATTGAAATGGCCGGTACGAGCGATGGATATGCCTCGTTCGATGGAGCTTTCTTCTACAGTCCTGTATCGGTCACTAGGAACGGTATCCCGATAACCTATCGTGTATACCGCACCAAGAATTCGATCACCACCACGACGATGTCCGTTGGGGTCACGGGTGGCACAGTTGCTACATTACAGTCGGTCATCAATGCCGGTAACATCGCCTCTGGCAATGCGGCGATACTCGGTGAGTTCAGTGCCACGACGTACTACTCCGGCAGCACACCGCTGAACACGATATTGTCGTCGCTCATTGGCGTCACTCCAACGTACGTTCAGCCGGGAACCAACATCACCACAGGCGGAACCCCGAGCTTGCCCATCGTGAGTGTGGTGGCCTCACCGTCATTCACCTCGTTATCGGCCGTAACGTACTATTCCGGTAATACGCCGCTGAACACCATATTGGGTACGTTGATCAGCGCTGGCGCTTCCACTTACGTTCAACCCGGTTCCAATATCACCACCGGTGGTACCGCTCAGGCGCCCATCATCAGCGTATCTGGTTCGCCGACATTCACCGCAGTCACTGCGGCATCCGTATTCGCCACTACGATTTATTCCGGCGGTTCTCTGCTACAGAACGCATTGACTTTGGAGACGGTGGTCAATGCCGGTAACACCGCCATCAGAAGTATTACCCTGCAAGGCGATGGAAGCGGTGGGGGGCTTTCCAGAAAAGTGTTGTTCCACGACACCGACCCCGGTTCTCCCAACGCGTCGGACCCATCCGTAGGAGTGGACATGTCTTTGATAGGCATAGCGGAGTTGTTGTTGGAGAGCCCCCACACGATATATGCCATCACCAAGGCCTCTATCGCACCAGCGTCAGGATATCTTGTATCGACGCCCAACTTTTACCTAGGAGAGGACACCGGCATCGCCCCACCCATATGGATGGGATTTTTGTCTGCGAACACAGGCATAGATCGTACATACAACTACCTGCGTCTATCCGAGAAAGATACCAGCAATAACTATGGCGGTGAAGTCCTGTTGACGGCAACCGGAACATCCACCGCCTCGTATGGACAATACATCGCCAACTTCCCCAATAAGAGCGGAACGGTGGCCATGCTCAGCGATGTCGCGAGCGGGAATACGACGTACGTACAGCCGGGAACGAACATCTCTACTGGAGGCACGCCAAACCTTCCTGTCATCAATGTCGTTGACGACCCGTTCTTCAGCGCCATTACAGCAGACTCGGTTTTCGCTACCAACATCTCGGGCGTAACTTTCTATTCCGGCAGCACTCCATTCAATACCATTCTGTCCGGTATCGGAACCACTCCAAGTTTTGGACAGGTCGTGGCCGTTGGCAACACGGCGGACGATAGCATTGTTCTTCAGGGAGATGGAATCGGCTTTGACCTACAGAGGAAGGTCATTTTCAAGGAGACTAATCCCTCACTTTCAGCAAGCACTGACGCGTGGATAGGTTATGACTATACGATATCTTTCGGAAGTCTGGCTTACTCTTCACCGGGCTATGTGGTCGGAGTCTCAAGAGCCCCTGTGCCTGATGTTGCATTCTATCCCGGATCTCTTTCACACCATTATCTCTTTGCATTTGGTCCTTCTTACTCTGCACCCACTGTCAACATTGGCGCGCTATCCGCCAACACCGGATCGGATGTTTTTTGGAACTACATCACTCTTGGAGAGAAAGACACGACCAACAACTACAACAGCACTGTATTCCTTATGGCCTCCGGCACATCGGACGCCAGCAACACCTATTACACAGCCAACTTCCAGAAGAAGAACGGAACCGTTGCATATCTTGATGACGTAACTGGCGGCACCAGCACCTATGTTCAGCCGGGAACGAATATCACCACAGGCGGCACCCAGTATGCCCCCGTCGTGAATGTGGTAGATAGCCCGTTCTTCAGCGCAGTTACAGCAGACTCTGTGTTCGCGACATCGATCACAGGAGATACTTTTTACTCCGGAAGCACCCCTCTGAACACTGTCTTCTCCCAACTTCCGGTCGCTACTCTTCAAGCTGTAACATCCGCAGGAAACACTACATCGAACAACATCTACATGACATCCGATAGCGATCCTTTCGCTATCCGTGGCATTTACTTCCAAGAACTCAATGTATTACTATCAGGTTCATCCAATCCTTTCATAGGTTCTGATTTGAATATGGGCTTCACGCCCAACTTGACGTTCAAGAGCCCATCGAACTTCTACTTCCTCGACTATACCACCATACAGAGCTTGATTCCGGGTATAATGGGAGGTATCACTTACTACGAAGGTGGTTTCGGCGGCGGGTTGTCCTTAGGAAATGCGAGTGCTGGAACCGAGATAGTACAGTACATCACTTTCCAGTCGTATGATTATTCTACTTTGTTTTTTGATCGTATAACCATTGCCGTCACTGGACTGACGAACAATGGTGGCGTATCTCAGAACCATATGCTGTTCCTTCCGGTCAAGAGCGGCATCATAGCCACTCTTGATGATGTTGCCACTGGCGGAACGAACACGTATGTTCAGCCGGGACTGAACATCACAACTGGCGGTACAACGTATGACCCGGTGGTCAACCTAGCCACTTCCATTTTCCTTACCGGAGTCACGGCCAACTCCATCTCTGGTACTTCTATTTCCGCAACGACATATTACTCCGGTAATACGCCGCTGAACCTCATCATAGCCGCTGTATCCAATCCAACATTGGATCAGGTTCTCGGTAATGGACACATCGCGCTGGAGAAGAACATGGTTCTCAGCGGTACGCCCGCCAACGGAGGGGGCTCGTTGTTCGTTGGTCCTGCGCATGTGTTCAGTGAGGCAGACTCGTTCGACATATCTGGCTCCACCATCATTGGAGGTTGGAACAATACGTTCTCAGGATCCAATGCTGGATCGAACATCATAGGCGCTCGTGACTCCATCATAAGTGGAACTCTTCCAACAGGTCATTACTCCAATAACATCGTAGGTGGTTGGGGATCAACCATCAGTAATACATACGGAGCCAAGATGTTGTTCTCGAACTCCTCTTTGATAAGGGATGGTTCTGACGGAGCAATGATACTAAGCTCATACGCATCGACAGCATCAACGAATGCTTACGAAGCCATTATCATTGGCGGTAGTAACAACATTGTTCAGTACGAAGACGTAGGCGGATATGGAACCATCATTTCCTCCAATAGCACCGAAATGTACGGAGGGAACCATAACGTGGCATTCGGCTCTATTGGTTCCATATTCAATGCTCCTATTTCAACCGTTGAGATAGGCGGTCAATACAACGTGTTCGGGGGCAGCGTTGGTGTTGGATCCTTCTACTCAAGCTTTGGTTCGTACAGCGGAAGCGGAAGCGTCTTCGGTAGTACCAATATCACATTCCTTAATTCGTACTACGCATACGCTATTTCTTCCGTATACTCTAGCATAATAAATGCTGGAGGACCGTCAGTCATACTTGGCGCCATCGGTAGCTATATTGTAGGAAGCACACCCTATGATAGTAGCTTGTCCGGAAACTCCATCATCGGAGGCATCGACCATGTGCTCAGTGGTTCCGGAATTATCGGCGCTGTCATTGTAGGCGGTTACGCCAACAAGCTCACTCATTCCGGATCTACCATTCTGGGAGGACACGATCAAGTGTCTGATGCTGTTGACACGGTGTTCATGATGAACGCCAAGGCGAGCAATCGCATCACGGCCGCCGTGTACTATTCTGGCGCATCCGAGTTGGGCTCCCTCTTCACCGCAACCATACCAACCTATGTTCAACCGGGTTTGAACATAGCCACTGGAGGCACAGCGAACATCCCCATCGTTAGCCTCGCGGGGTCCATCATCCTTACGGGAGTTACAGCGCAATCGCTCAGTGGTACGTCCATATCAGGTACCAGTTTCTACTCCGGTAGCACGCCGTTCAACACCATACTGTCGACATTCAATACCAACCCGACAACTTATGTTCAGCCGGGATTGAACATCACTACTGGTGGTACCCCATTCGCTCCAGTGGTCAACTTGGCTGGCACGATAAATCTGACGGGACTCACGGCCGTTGCGTTGAGCGCTACGTCCATATCCGCCGCCACGTACTATTCCGGTAGCACACCGTTACAGACGGTGTTCGCATCATCCGCACATACTCACGTCAGCGCCGATATCACAGATGCGAGCTATGGAGGCAACTTTGATGCTGATGGAGACAAGCTTGTCAAGTTCGGTCCTTATGGTAACCTGTCTGCATCTTCCAGTGGAATAACAGCATTGAATGTACAAGCCATTGGTGTTGATGCCGTCAACGTAACATCTGATGTCAGCTATGGCATACAATCACAGTCTAATGATGGAATAGGTATCTATGGGTTCAGCCAGAATAATTACGGTATCGTTGCTGACAGTGTTGCGTTCCCTGCATTTTTTGCTGTGTCGAATGACGGCACGAACGTCAATGACATAGCCAGATTCTTCAACAACACACTTGTTGGTATGTTGGTGAAGAATGATGCAGGACTACAATGGACATCACCAACTGGAGCGGCGACAACCAGAACCAATCTTGGCCTATCCAATGTGTTTGTGGCGCCCGGATCCAACACGTACACGGCATCTACTGTATTCAATACGATAGTTGGAGTCGTTGGGTCTCCTGTGTTTACGGCAGTGACTGCAAATGTGATGTCGGCGACGTCCATCTCCGCCACCACGTATTATTCCGGTAGTACTCCTCTAAACACCATATTGTCAACGTTCAGTACCGCAGCGGCCACATATGTTCAGCCGGGACTGAACATTACCACTGGAGGTACCGCAAGCGCTCCGATAATCAATGTCTCCGGTACGCCCATCTTCACATCGGTGACGGCCGTATCCATGACGGCGGTCACGATGAGCGCGAACTCATTGGTGCTGGAATCATACTCATCCAACACCGCCTCCAGTACAGCCAACGGAGTACGTTTGTATGACCGCTCCAGAGCCGGAAGGAACATGTTGGAGACCAAGGATGCCGCTGGAGTGATAACCAACTTCCAGCCGCACATGGGTATGACGAACGTGCGGTTCGTCAAGGCCTTGGGTAATGGGGGAACTACGCTGAGCAGCTTCGGACTATCTCCTATCATCGGCGGAACATCGCAACCGAAGACATACGCTACATCAAGCCTTCTTGCGTCATTGCAGCGTGTCGGAATGCGTACTACCGCAACGCCCTCTACCAGTGCAACAATGATCTTCAACAACGGCGGAACCGCTCCGTTCTGGCTGGGCAACCTCACGAATGCAGGAGGGTTCCACGCCATCTTCAGGTTCGGCATAGCACAGGCGCAGACCAACATGCGGTGGTTCGTGGGTATGTACTCGGCCGTTACCGCCATAAGCAATGTGGAGCCCACCAGCTTGGGTACCATCTTGGGCTTCGGTATCAACTCGGGAGATACCAACGTCAAGTTCATGTACAATGATGGGTCAGGAACCGCTTCGGTAGTGGACTTCGGAGCCGCGTTCCCCGCTACATCAGCCAACACGGTGTACGAGGCACATCTATACGCGACACCAAACTCCTCCGTGGTGAATTACTACTTGGAGCGATTGGACTCCACCGATAAGATCGAAGGGTCGGTCAACACGAACGTTCCGCCCTCAACCGTCTTCCTTACTCCACACCTGTACATCAACAATGCCACAACCAGCGCTGACGCGATCATGGACTTCATACAAATGCAGGTAGAAACTAAGTATTAAGATATGGCCACCATAGGACTCAGGGATATTTCAGTAGGTCTCGTTTCAATACAAATTGGAAGCGGGGGCACACCTGACCACACGGCAACGAGCGGCAGCACGTACCTTGATACACAGACGGGACTCCTGTACACCAACACGGACGGCGCAGCGTCATGGAGTTCCACCGGATCTAGGACGCTTGATTTCCTTTCACTGTGGGGAGGCCTTCCATTTTTCAACGCTTTCGCAGCACAGTCCTTCAGCGCTGTCAATTTCAGCGCAACAAACATATACGTGAGCGGCACTCCGTTGAGCCAGATGTTCGCGCTCAGTGGTACAACGGCATACGTTCAGCCGGGTCTCAACATCACAACTGGCGGGACTGTCACAGCGCCCATTATCAACGTTGCTGGTTCGCCCGTATTCACGGCCATTACGGCGATGTCTGTAAGCGGAACATCCGTATCTGCCACAACATTCGTTTCCGGCGCCACTGAGCTATCAATCGCCCTCTCCAACAAGTTCAACTCGGCCTACGCGCCGATTACCGTGCAGAACCAGTGGGTGCAGCAAGGCAACAACATCACCACTGGTGGTACGCCTAATGCTCCTAGTGTAGGCTTGGTGGCATCGCCATCGGTGCTGAACCTCATCTCCTCTGGAGTGACATTCGCTCCGACATTGAGCGGTAACACGCTATACTCCGGCGCAAGTGAATTGGGAGGACTTCTTGCTCAGACCTACGC